AACATTGTCACTCACAGTGCCCGCCAGCGGTGCAACCAGTCGCTGGGCCGCAGAATTTTCTGCAACTGATTTGATATTGCAATCCACAGATACTTACGAAATAACCGACTTGAATCCAATTGTTGTGGAGTTTGACACACCTGTTCCTGTAAAACGAGTGGTTGTGGTCAACGATCTAAACAGCGACACTTTCTTTATCAGCCAAGCAGACATTGCCACAACTACGTTTGTCACTGATATATCTGTGTCACGTCCAGTGCAGGTCAAAGTGGGCGGAACACTGGTAGAAAGCACAGAATATTCAGTATCGTCAGTTGATCCAATTGTGGTTACTTTTGTAGTTCCACCGCCTAATGGAGTAGAAGTAGAAATCTTTATCATACAGGCAAAAGTGCTGTATGCACAAGGAGTAAATTCCGCCAGTGACGGTCGTCCATTGCAAGAACAGCCTACACTGGCAGCTTGGTTTATTGAAGGTCGGGTCTAATTTTTAAGGTAAATAATTTCATGCAAGAAAACACTGAAAAATCACAACAAACAACTCAACCTCAGCCCACAGCCAAACCCAATGATCGTGCTGGTTTTGCTGTGATGGGGCATGTGAAAATCTTTGACCCTAACACCAAAACGGTTTATGTGGAGACTCGAGGATGATGCATGTACCTGTAAAAATTGAAGGTTTTGTCAAGATCTTTGACCCGATCACTCAAGAGATATTTGTGGACAAAAAGAATGCCATACATTACGAAAACATTTCTGTGAGCATGGCCAACACTCTAGCCAATAAAAATATTGGTCAAATCTATGTCATGGCATTTGGTAATGGCGGAAGCAGTGTGGATCCCACAGGAGTAATCACATATTTGCCTCCCAATACAACGGGTCAAAATGCCGACCTGTACAATCCAACCTATGCCAAAGTGGTTGATAACAATTCGTCGGCCAACACAGATCCCAGCAGAAACAATCTCACAGTGTTGCATACCACAGGTCGTGTATACACAGACATACTGGTCAGTTGCTTGTTGGATTACGGCGAACCAGCTGGTCAGCAGGCCTTTGATAATTCCACCAATTTCAACGGTGAATATGTGTTTGATGAGCTGGGGTTAAAAACCTGGAACGGCAGTCCTACTGATTTACGGTTGATTACTCATGTGATTTTTCACCCAGTACAAAAGAGCTTGAACCGTCAAATACAGATTGATTACACAGTGCGGATACAAACACTCACTAATTTGAGTGCCGCATAAATATGAGTAGATTACGATATGATAAATATCTCTAAAGCGGAGTAGAAAAGAATGGCATATACAATAAACTTAACTGATGGTACAATTTTTGCGGTAATAGCAGACGGTACTATTAACACTGATTCTAGCATGACCCTAGTGGGTAAAAACTATGCTGGTTACGGTGAATTCTTGGATGAAAACTTCATTCACTTGTTGGAAAGCGGTAGCAATACTACTGCGCCAGGGGATCCACTGGTGGGCCAACTTTGGTGGGATAAGACCAATGGTCTAATGAAAGTGTACAACGGAACAGCTTTCAAAGTTATTTCAGCTGCCACTGCCAGCGCATCCGCTCCTACTTCCAACGTGACCGGTGATCTTTGGTTTGACACAGTCAACGCACAGCTCAAAGTTTACAATGGCGCCAGTTTTATTCTAGTAGGCCCAGCATTTACATCAGGCACAGGTACATCAGGTGCCATTGTTGATACCATAACAGATACATCCCCGGGTGCTGATCACGTGGTGGTCAAGATATTTGTCAACAACACTATCGTTTCTATATTTTCCAAAGACGCAACATTTACTCCTGCTGCCGCACTGTCAGGCTTTAGTACCATCAGTCCTGGCTTAAACATGAGCACCACAGTGGCTGGTGCAGTGTTCAAAGGTACTGCGACCAACGCTGATACATTGGATAGTCTTGACAGCACTGCATTCATGCGCAGTAACACCAATACATCAACTACAGGAACATTGAGCATTCTCAATGACACAGGTCTTTATGTTGGTGGCGACAGTGATGGACGTTTGTTTGTCACAGGCACAGATGTATATTTGCGCAATCAAACGCAAGACGGCGATTTAATATTCCAGGTCAACGATGGTGGGTCAACAACTACCTGCATGACCATTGACGGTGCAACTTCAAACGTCAATATTAACACTAACCTAGTGGTTTCTGGCTTGATTGCAGCCACCGGAAACTCAGTTAACTTTGGCACAGCCTCTGTTTCTTTGGGCAACATTATCAACAACAATGCCAACGGCGTTGGCAACATTGGTAGCTCAAGCACATATTTCAACACAATATTTGCCAAGGCCACATCAGCAGAATACGCTGACTTAGCCGAACGCTTTGAAGCAGATGCCGCATACCCTCCAGGTACTGTGGTCATGCTAGGCGGAGAGAAAGAAATCACAGCCGCAATGGAAGAAGCCACCGAAGAAGTGTTTGGTGTTATCAGTACCAGACCAGCATATACTATGAATGGTGCAGCCGGCGACAATGACACACATCCACCCATTGCAATGACAGGACGTGTTCCTGTGTTGGTCATTGGACAAGTTCGCAAAGGTGATCGATTGATCAGTGCAGGCAACGGGTTGGCCAGAGCGGCACGCCAGGGCGAAGCTACAGCGTTCAACGTCATTGGACGTGCTCTTACATCTAAGACTTCCAGTGATGAAGGAACCGTTGAAGCCATTGTGACCATTAACTAAGGGATTAAATTATGGCGTATTCAACCGGTTCAGTAATATTAGACGACGATTATAATATCTTTGCCACAGGCAACGCTGCCGGCACAGGTGACAACAACGTTGCAAACGTCAACACTGTGTGGGGCGTAGGCAACACTGACAAAGGATATGGGCAAACAACTCTTCCTGTGTTGAGTGCTGTGACCGCAGGGCAAACAGTTACCGCCACACAATGGGCTACCATGCTCAATCGTATTTCCAGTTCTGCCAGCCAGCAAGGTTCATCAATCACTCCTATTACCAATCCAGTAGCAGGCAACACAATCAGTGCCTATGCCGCGCTGTCAACCAACATTACCACGATCTTCAACAATCGTTTGAATTGTGCGGCTGTTGGTACATCGATCACATCAGGCGGTGCAGTGAGTCGTACCACAAGCTGGACATCCTCGGTGACATTTACACAGACCTTTACATTTGCATCCGGTGATGCCGCACGTTATTTCTTCAATTCGGGTGGAAGAATCACGCTGAGCTACAGCCGAACAGGCGGCAGCTCCACTGATCAAAACACAGCTATCAGTAACTTGTTGACTGCTTGTGGAACTATCAATATCACAGCAGGCACAGGCACACAGACCATTGCAGGCGGAAGTTACACTGGAACAACCAAAACTGGTGGTTCAGGATCACCCACAGTGGCCACAACCACAGGCTACTATGATTTTACCACATCCAACGTGCAAGTGTTTACACAGTCGGCTAGTTCTTACTATGGATACGAAGGCAACTCATTGACTGTCAACGTACGAACCAACGGTGCACAAGGTGCCAACGGTGACACAGGTTCCGTTATTACCATTGCTTCCACAGTGGCCAAACCAGGTGGATTGACCACAGTTGATGGCACGTTGACTGCTACGAGCACTTTAGTTCCAAGTGGTACAACCTATTTGACAACTACCAGCTGGGGAACTCCTACACTGTCAGGATCACAATCTGGATCATAATTGAGCAAATTGCTCAAATAAAAAGGGCCTCCGGGCCCTTTTATTTTGCTACATACTCTGTTATAATGGAGTATGAACTTGAACCCAGATCAACTAGTAAAAGAGATCAAAAATCGTTTTGATCACGCAACACAAAAAAGACTGCTCAAAGAAAAATATCATTCTAAGATGATGTTTGCTTATAAAGGTGGAATGTGGCGAGCCGGACCGGAACTCAACGCCATGATATTCACTTGCGGCCGCATGGGCGAAACAGTGCTTCCAGATCTATACGATAATCCTATAAAAATAGATACTCAAGAGCTGATGGCTCTCAGCCAGGAAAGATGGAACGAACAAATGAATGCCTGGCATATCGAGCATGAAGAATTGTCGAAACAAAGATGACAAAAGGTGCTGTTTTATTTGCGTTTAACAATGACCAAGTTGACTATGTGAGTCAAGCACAGTGGTCTGCGCCTCGCATAAACAGACATCTGAATTTGCCAGTAACTCTAGTCACAGATGTCATGCCCACTGATACATCAATGTTTGATCAAGTTGTGTTGCGTGAAAGTCGAAGTGGGGGCACTCGCAAATATGATCACATGAATGCTGATTCCAGTGCCACTTGGTTCAACAGAGGACGCTGTCGCGCATATGATGTCACACCTTACAACGAAACATTGGTGTTGGACACAGACTACATTGTGGCCAGTGACCGATTAAAAATATTGTTTGAATCTGGACAAGATTTATTGTGCCATAGATATGTGTTAGATGTCACTGATCGTAGAAATTTTGCCAGCGACACACGGTTTGGCAATGTTGAAATGCCCATGTGGTGGGCCACAGTTTTGTATTTTAAAAAAAGCGCATTGGCGCAGTCTGTGTTCAACATGATGGACATGATTGAGACCAACTGGTATCATTACAGTAGACTTTACAAGTTCAGTCAGGACCTGTACCGCAACGATTATGCCATAAGCATTGCATTGAACACAGTGTATGGGCATAGTCCCGACAGCATTCCAGATATACCTTGGCCGCTGTTTACTAGCTTTTACGATGTGTATCTCAATCAGTTAGAAGAAGATGCGTTTAAATTAAATTATGTTCGCACAGTTGATAATCAACAGCGTCACCAGTACATGATACTGAAAGATCAAGACCTTCATGTCATGAACAAACCCGACCTAGGAAAAATCTGTGGCAGTGTTATTTGAACGAGGATATCTTATCATGGCCAGTAACAATGGTCGTGATGACTATGTAGCCTGTGCCAGAGCATTGGCCAAGAGTCTACGATGGTGGATGCCCGACTGCAAGATTTGTTTGGTCACAGACTCGCCAGAATCAGACCCAGTGTTTGACATTGTCAAAACATTTCCATTTGGAGATCAAGATCCCAATGGAGATTGGAAGTTAATCAATGATTGGCAAGCCTTTCATGCCAGTCCTTTTAGAGAAACCATCAAACTTGAAGCAGACATGATCATTGTCAACGACATTTCACATTGGTGGTCATGGTTTGAACATCGCGATGTTGTGATCAGTCAAGGTATCAAAAACTATTTCAATCATGCCAGTGACTGTAGAGCGTATCGTAGATTGTTTGATGACAACGAGTTACCCGATGTGTACAATGCAATAACTTACTGGCGGTTGAGCAAAACATCAGCGGAATTTTTTCATTTGGTGCGACAGTGTTTTGAACAATGGCCCACAGTGAGACAAACATTGAAATACTGTGATAGCTTGCCTGCCAACACTGATATGATCTACGCCATGGCAGCCAAGTACATGGGTGTTGAAAATGTAACTGTGCCCACAGCCTGGCCTACAATCACACACATGAAACCTGCTGTAAATTTTTTAAAAACTGACGCTCGTCCGTGGACCACGGAATTTGTATGGGAACTTGACAACGGGCACTTGCGTATCAACACTGTCGAACAACATGATGCAGTACATTATCATGAAAAAATCTTTGCGAAAGAACTAGAACAACACTATGACAAACTTTTGGCAAGCCGTTGAGGCGCACGATTGGACACCACCGGAGCTGAAACTTGAGTTCCGACTTTACTATGACGATCAAGGACGAGTTCTTTATTACAGCATGGAAGACTTGCCCGGAACCTACATCACAGTGGACAGGCATATCTTTGAACAGCATCGATTTGATATAAGAATCAAAGATGGAAAAATAATAAAACAAAATCATCCATCAAGTTGGAAATTGGTACCCAGTGACACTGCCAGCTACAGTTGTCACGCAAACGATGTTTCTATAGTTGTGCCGGAAACATATGAAAACAAACAACATTGGAAAGTAGAAACCACACATGAAGCAGATTGACATAGCAGACTTAGATTGCATTTATCTTTCATACGATGAGCCACAAAAAGAAGAATTTTGGGTACGCATCAAAAACATGGTACCTTGGGCCAAACGTGTGGATGGAGTCAAAGGCAGCGATGCCGCACACAAGGCTGCCGCTGATGTCAGTGATACAGAACGTTTTATCCTTATTGATGGCGACAATTTGCCCGACGAAAAGTTTTTTAACTTGACACTGGAATACCACAATGACGATTGGGAGCATGCTGTGTATCGCTGGCGTGCTAAAAATCATATCAACGGGTTGATGTATGGCAACGGTGGCCTCAGTAGCTGGACCCGAGAATTTGTGTTGAATATGAAAACGCATGAAGCCACAGATGGCCGCACAGAAACAGAAGTGGAGTTTTGTTTTGATCCGCTGTACTGGCCCATGCATGATTGTTATTCGACCACATACCCTAACGGATCACCTTTCCATGCGTGGCGGGCAGGATTCCGAGAAGGTGTCAAGATGTGTTTGAATCGTGGACGTAAACCCACAGTTGTTGAATTCAAAGAACAAGTACACAAACGCAATTTTGATCACTTGTCAATTTGGCACAATGTAGGCAGTGATGTAGAAAATGGATTCTGGGCCATAGCCGGAGCACGTCAAGGAACATATATGACCATGCTTAGTGAATGGGACTACAGAGAAGTACAGAACTTTGATTGTTTAAAAAATATTTGGGACGCAGTGGCAGCTCCTCGTGAACCAGCGGACCTTATTGATCAATACCATGAGCCGTTGTTGACACAGTTAGGACTGCCTATGGCATTTATGCCCCCGTTTCAGAGTGCATTCTTCAAAGATCATTATCGTAGCAATTGGCACAACCGTGGTGTTATGACTAGAGAAATGGATGTAATTCGGAGTCAAGAGGGATGGTAAATGTTAGAGTGATATCTAGTGATTGCAAAGTTTGGAATCGAGATCAAGTTATTGTAGAAATCGGCCATGCTATGTCTATCAATGAAGATATCACTGTGGATCTCATAAGCGAAGGTCCTTGTTTCACTTCGCTGGATCTAACCCAGTTGATTTCTCAGATGAGATCGTTGTATAATTATCAAAAAGATATATCGGTAAAAACTTGTAACCTCTCTCAACAAACATGCGACGGATTTCAATTTGATATTGAGCCTCCTATGCACTTTGTAACAAATACCAAAAATAAGTTATCGGAAAATATTCAGGTAAAACACATCACAAAAAAGTTTGGATTGTTTGTTGGTAGAGCCAACGCACCTCGGCTTGACTTATCTAGTTATATTTGGAAAAATCACAGAGAAGATGCTGTGATGACCTATCATTTTGATATAGAGATAGATTATCACAGAAACAATATTGGATTAGACGATTTGGTTAGATGGCAAAACACCAAAGATTTACACGACGCAGTTGATTTAATAAAGTCATCGCCGTTGAAGTTTGAGGAAGTAAAATATCCTATACTCATGGATCAACACTGCAATATCAGTTGTTTGTCAAATGATTTTCTAATAGAAATAGTGTGCGAAACATATTACACTGGAAAAACTTTCTTTCCTACAGAAAAAATATGGAGGCCGATCATGTCTGGATCTCCGTTTATTGTGCAAGGACCAAAGTATTTTTTACATAAACTAAGAGACCTTGGATTCAAGACGTTTGAAAGATGGTGGGACGAAGGTTACGGCGAAGATCCAGCTGCCTGGCAAATAACAGAAATAAAAAAAGTGCTAGATTATGTTGCTTCTTTTGATTACGATACTATACAACAATGGTATCGTGAAATGACTCCGTCATTAGATCATAATCGCAAAAGATTTTTAGAGCTAAACAAAGAGGATTTATCCTCAATCTACAAGGATTTATCAAAGTATGATTGATCAGAACAAAGGTGATGAAGTCTCAACAGATTTCAAATCTAAATTTCTCAGCGATGCAGAAATAATGAAGCAACGTCTGGACTCTGTTAGTCCCAGCATGTGCTTGGCCAAATGGAAACAGGTTAGTCTACATTTGACCACAGGCCACACAAACTCATGTTATCATCCCCCTTTACACAAAATCCGTATGGAAGATATTCAACGAGCACCGTCGGGCATTCATAACACCGAACATAAAAAACAACAGAGAAAGTTAATGTTAGAAGGCACCCGTCCGGGAGAATGTCAATACTGCTGGACCATGGAAGACAACGGCAAGCTCAGTGATCGTCATTATCGTAGTGGCGAGCCTTGGGCCGCCAAAGATTTTACAAAGATTGTGTCAGCGCCCTGGGACCAGGATATATTACCTAGCTATGTTGAAGTAAACTTCAACTCAGCCTGTAATCTAAAATGTAGTTATTGTAGCCCACAGTTTAGTTCTAGTTGGATGGACGAAGCCGACCGTCTAGGTGCTTTCCCTACATCAACCCCACACAACGACCCTGCGTATTTTACAGGCGAACGCAGACCCATTCCCAATAGAGAAGATAATCCTTATGTGGATGCTTTTTGGACTTGGTGGCCGGATCTTTATCCAGAACTGGAACATTTCCGCATGACCGGTGGCGAGCCCTTGTTGGACAAGAATACCTATCGTGTGTTTGATTATGTGCTGGCCAATCCTAAACCAGATCTACATTTGAATGTGACCAGTAACTTCAGCGTGGATGAAAAGTCGTGGCAAAAGTATTTGGGTTATGTCAAGCAGTTGTGTGAAGACGAAAAGATTGAACACTTTATGCAGTATGTCAGCCTGGATGCATGGGGTGATCAAGCAGAGTATATTCGCAACGGACTAGACTTTGAACTACTGTGGAAACGAGTCAACCAGTTCTTGACTGAAGTTCCTGGACGGTCTAGTATCACATTTATTGTTACAATGAATAATCTTTCAGTGATCAGCTTCCAGGATCTCATGATTGCTATATTAGGACTACGACAAACATACTCGAAAACCTATCAACGTGTGTGGTTTGATACACCTGTATTGCGTACACCTTCATGGCAGAGTATGCAACTGTTGCCCGAAAGCTATGCTGACAGGTTGGAATCTACATGGAGATGGATGATGACGAATCTTGAAACAGAACAAACACGATTTAAAGGTTTCAAAGATTACGAGCTCAGCCGTCTGGACAGAGACATTGTCTGGATGCGTGATGGTGCCAAACTAGATCCTGCCTATGTGCGTAGACAACAAGCAGATTTCTATAGATTTTTCAATGAACATGATGGTAGACGCGGCACAGATTTTTTAAAGACTTTTCCAGAAATGGGTGAGTGGTGGGCAGGTTGCAGACACTGGAGTACACAATGAAACGTATTTTAGTTACTGGTGGCGCAGGGTTTATCGGCAGTCATCTATGTAAAAATCTATTAGATGCTGGCAATCAAGTGTATTGTCTTGACAACTTTTTTACTGGACATAAAAAAAATATAGCAAACATACAACACAACAGAAACTTTTCCTTGATTGAACACGATGTAAAAGAAAAGTTTTTTATTGATGTTGATGAAATCTATAACTTGGCGTGTCCAGCCAGCCCAAAAAACTATCAAATTGACCCAGTGGATACTATACAGACTTGTGTGCTAGGAGCAATCAATGTTCTTGCGTTGGCCAAAAGCTGTGACGCAAAAATACTACAAACCAGCACATCCGAAGTGTACGGAGACCCGTTGCTTTCTCCGCAGACCGAAGAATATTGGGGCAATGTTAATCCTCTTGGTCCGCGAAGTTGTTACGACGAAGGCAAGCGTTGTGCTGAGAGTTTGTTTATAAACTATCACAAAGAATACAATACACAAATAAAAATTGCTAGAATCTTCAATACATTTGGTCCAAACCTCTCTGTCGACGACGGCCGGGTGATCAGCAATTTTATAGTACAATCTCTACTAGGACAAGACATCACCATCTATGGAACTGGAGAGCAAACAAGAAGTTTTTGCTATGTTGACGACACTGTGAGAGGACTGATAGCATTGATGGAAACAGATAGATCTGTCACTGGACCAGTAAACATTGGGAATCCCCAAGAATTCAGTGTCAACGAAATAGCAAATAAGATTATTAATCTAACAGGATCATTGAGCAAAATTATTTTTTGTGAAAATCAAATTGACGATCCAAAGCGTCGACTGCCTGACATAACCAAAGCAATAGAGCTTTTGTCCTGGCAGCCCGAGGTTTCTCTAGATGTTGGCTTGCTCAAAACTATCAATTATTTCAAGGAAGTGCTATGTCTTTGAAATTCATTGGCACAGGATTCCCAGTCAGCCACGATTATGGAGTTGAAGAAAGACAATGCTGGGCTAGTATATCTCAACAGATACAAGAAAAATTTCCTGATCAAAAAAATCTATTGATCAGTCTTACTTGGTTTGGACCCCAGTTTGATAATGATGGCTGGAGTGATCTAATTGCTTTAAAAAACCAGCAAGAAGAATTTGACAATCTATTCTTAGTAGCCACCGTTGATCCTTCCTACCTAAACGTAACAGAACTACAAGAAGTCAAAAACTTAGCAAATGCTCTGTGTGTATACTATCTTGGAAATTTTGATGGGCCACATCAGTTCAACTTTTTTGCTCCAGTGATTGCAGAAAAGTTTACTAGATATTCAGACGAGGAGATATTACTACAAAATTTAAAGCATCTTTATGTAAACTACAATCGTAAACCCAAATCTCATAGAGTTAATTTTGTACAAAAACTAAAAAATGAAAATCTTTTCTCTGACGGTGTGGTTACATTAGGAAAGGAAAAAGAGTCTGACCCTTATATCAGTATTGGGGAAACACACGAGAAGTATCTTGAATTGGGCAATAAACCTGATGTTTGGAGCTTTGGAATACCGCAGGACTATTACAGTTTGCATAACATGGATGTGTGGAAACATACTTTTCTCTACATCAATGCAGCCACAGAGTTTGATCCATTGAACGATTTATTTTGTCAACAAGACACTTTCAAACCCATGATAGGACTCAGGCCATTTGTGATCAACGGTGTGCAACGTACCTATCGGTGGTTAAGAAACAATGGATTCAGAACGTTCAATCATTATTGGCCGCACATTGACATAGAGCACGGTGATGTACACGATACTTTGATAGAACTGGTCAAATTTTTGAAAGAGCAATCGCCAGATGAACTATTGCACATGTATCAAGACATGTTGCCAGATTTACGTTTTAATCAGCAAAGATTTTATGAATTCGCTCAAGAACAGCAATACAAAATTCAACACCTATTTGACTAAGCTATGAAATTTTTTATATTAGGCGATAGTTGGGGTGTAGGTGAATGGACCAAAAAAAGCGGCATATTTGAATCAATACCTGACACTGGATTAGATTACCACCTTAGTCAACTTGGGCACACAGTAACAAACATATCAGCTGGATCAGCTGGAAACTTTGGTCAGCTTAGACAAGCCTATTGGACTCTTAAAGAAAATTCAGACTACGATTATATTATTTGGTTTCACACAGAATCCATGAGAGACATAGAAGAAATTATTATAAATGACCCCAGCGAAGGTCAAAAATATTTTCCGGATTTTGATATAAGCAATTTTGAATCTGCACTAGATTATCTAGATTTTGAAAATTACAAATATGCACAAACAATCACAGACGAATATAATATTCCTTTTATTGTGATTGGAGGTCAATGCCCAGTCAACCCAGTGATTAATCAATTTTCTTTTGCACAGCACATCATACACAGCTGGCTGGCAGAATTGTTAAATTTAAATTTTACCCCACCAAAAAATACTTTTTTTTCATGGGATAAAATTAAAAGAATATTAGATCATTACAACGTCAACGAAAAAGAATTTATTATTGACAATATCAATCAATTGGATCGTGCCAAAGAGATACAACAACTAGCTACAGAAAGTCCGTTGTTTCCGGATAACGGTCATCCTTCAAGTGGTTGTTTAAAACAATTGGCACAGAGAATACTGGCGATAGTATGACCAGCATGCATAAATTTACCATGGATACAGTAAGATTTTTGTGCAAATTATAATTGAACCAGGTCTAGCTCTCAACTATCTCAGGACCGACAATGATATCACTGTGGGAGGTCTTGCCACAACAGCTGACATCTATGTGATTAGTCTTAAAACACTAACACAACATTGGCCCAGGATTCATGACATACTGGAACTAGGCGGCCGTGTTATCATAGAAAAAACCGATGAAAGTGTAATAACCCAATGGCACGTTATTCAGAATCAACGTTATCAGCCATGGATTTTGCAAGGTCGATTGAAATTCGTCACTGGCGGAGATGCACCCACCAACATTGATAATCTTAATAGTGAACATTTTTTAGCCGCAACCATGGGCAGTCAACCCCATGGTATGCCCTTGCTAAATTACCAACCATATGCTAGACCTTATAAGTTTTTGTTTACTAACCGTAAAGTAAGACCTCACCGCAGATATCTCATACACAGATTGCATCAGGAAGGATTGCTTGCCAACTCATTATGGTGTAATCATGATGAACACACTACCTGGTACCATTCAGATTTTAATGTTAACTATACCGATGAAAATATTCCAGTACAGCAGTTACCACAGGACTATGATCTCAAAGATCCTCCGCCCTGGGTCGATGGTGTGATAGTAAAACAACAGTTTTTGGATACATGGTTTACTTTGGTACCAGAAACTGTGTTTGAGTCGGGTGCTAGTTTTAGAACTGAAAAATTTTATAAACCAGTGCTGGCCGGTCATCCATTTGTGATCTGTGCCAATTCAGGATTTTATCGAGACTTGCACAATCTTGGATTTAGATCATTTGGCCACTTGATTGATGAGAGCTTTGATGTTATAATAAATGGTAAAGACCGCATGGATAGATTGGTAAGCACTGTGCAATGGCTTTGTCAACAGGATCTAGCACAGTTTTGGAATGCAGCCAAGGAAGTGTGTTTATACAACCAGCATCGTGCTTTAGAGCTACATAATAGCCAGCACCATAGTTTTACACAACAGTTAAAAGAATTTACAAATGCCTAGACTAAACAACGAAACAGATCTTGAATACAAACGCAGAGTAATTGACATCAAGTCAGATTCATTCTGTGCGGCCAAATGGTACAACGCTACCATATGGTTGGGATCAGGCATGACCACAAGCTGTCATCATCCACTGCCACACCGTGTTGAAGTAGCCGACGTTGAAGCCAATCCCAAGGCATTACACAATACTGCTAAGAAAAAAGCAGAGCGTGAAATGATGCAACGTGGTGAACGCCCACAAGGATGTGAGTATTGTTGGAAGATTGAAGATATTGGGCGAGACAATGTATCTGATCGAGTGTATAAAACTGTGCTGTATTTAGATGAGGATTTACAACATGCTTTTCAGACTCCAGCCAGTGAAGATGTGGATTTGCAAACACTGGAAATTGCTTTCGATAGAACTTGTCAGTTTGCTTGTTCTTATTGCAATCCGGCATTCTCAAGCACATGGGTGCGTGATATCAAGCAACACGGAGCCTACCAAGGACTGATCAGCGATGGGCGAAATCATTTCACTCACACACACGATTCTGCACAACGCTACACCATCAATGATGTAAACCCTTATGTAGAAGCATTTTTTAAATGGTGGGAGTCCGACCTACACCGCACACTCAAAGAACTACGCATCACTGGAGGTGAACCATTGATGTCAGGCTACACATGGCAGTTGCTGGATTGGTTCAAGGTCAACAAAGGCCGATCACAAACACGATTAGCTATAAATTCAAATCTAGGTATGAGTACCGAAGACGTGATTAAATTGCTAGACAGGGCCGACGGAGTTGAGTTGGATTTATATACATCTAATGAAAGTCTCACAAATCATGCAGAATATATTCGCGATGGTCTAGAGTGGACACAATGGATTACCAACATGCACATGCTGGCCGGCAGTGGCAGACTTCGCGGACTACATGTAATGTGTACTGTCAACGCACTGTGCCTTGAATCATTGCCAGAGTTTTTGGATCTCATGCTGGAATTCAAACAACAATATGGTAGAGACTTTCCAACTTTTACATTGAACATTTTGCGTTTTCCAAGTTTTCAGTCGCCATTGATATTGCCTGACAATATACGACAAGCTCAAGGTAATAAATTACAAGCATGGTACAACGTCAACAAACACAGTGACTTATTGCATCAGATGGAACTTAATCAGGTACAGCGATTAATAGATTATCTTGACGTGGTCAAAACACCACATTCAGACACATTTGATCGTGCAAGTTTGTACAACGATTTCAAGCAATTTCACGAACAGTACGATCAACGTCGCGGAAAAGATTTCCGCAAAACATTTCCTTCATTGGCCACATGGTATGACTCAATACAAGTATAACTCAGCAGATCTGGTTCGTCCAGTTGAACTTACAGAACGTGAAGAATTCTTATTAAAGGATTCAAAAACATTCTGCATCTATCCGTGGATACACTTACACGCTTACCCCACAGGCGAAGCCTATCCCTGCTGTCATGCTGAAATGGCCTATCCTGTGGGCAATGCCCGCTTTAAAACATTAGAAGAAATTTATCGTGATGCACCCATGCGCGAACTACGCAAGGATATGTTGAATGAGCGGCCAAACCCTGCATGCGGCCGCTGTTACGAACAAGAAGAGTCTGGATTCTTCAGTGGTCGACGCAGTGCCAACAAGCATCACGGACATCACGTCAAACGCATAGATGATGACAAGTTCCAGATGAGTTATTGGGACATACGTTTCAGTAACTTGTGCAATCTCAGTTGCCGTAGCTGTGGGCATATCTTTAGCTCAAGTTGGTATCAAGATCAAGCCAAGTTGGCCGGTGGGGATTGGAAAGATCGTAACCAAGTGCTGAACTTTGCTGGACGCACAGAAATTGACATGTGGGAACAGTTGGTACCTCACTTGGATTATGTAGAGCAGATTTATTTTGCTGGCGGCGAACCGCTGATGATGGCTGAACACTATAATATTTTAGATGAACTAGAACGTCGTGGACGTTTTGATGTACGTCTAATATACAATACTAATTTTACACACACCAAACTCAAAGATCGAGAAGTATTTGACTATTGGCGCAAATTTAAAAGTGTAGCAGTTGGCGCAAGTCTGGATGCCATGGGTCCGCGGGCAGAGTACATACGTCGAGGCACCAACTGGGATCAAGTTGAACGCAATCGTGAAAAAATGATAGAAGTATGCCCCGACGTGGATTTTTATATCAGCCCCACACTCAGTATCATGAATGCCCTGCATTTGCCTGATTTTCACCGTGACTGGACTGAACGTGGTCTGATACGTGCTCAAGATCTCAATGTCAATATTCTTCAAGATCCTGCGCACTATCGTATTGATATTGCACCAATGAATTACAAGCAACGAGTTAAACAAAAATTTGAAGAACACATCAATTGGTTACGTCCGCAAGATTCTCTACAGAGAGCCACTGTTGGGTTTGAATCAGCAATCAACTTTCTGATGTCCACAGACAACACTCATCTCATTGACACATTTTGGCGCAAAACACACGAACTTGATTCTATTAGAGGTGAGCAAATATCCAACATTATACCTGAACTAGAAATACTAAAAATATGAAAATTCCACACGATAAATTTTGTGTATTGCCCTGGGTGTCAATTGAAGCCAGTCCCATTGGCACAGTAAGACCTTGCTGTCTGGCCACAGACGAAATAGTTGATGACACAGGAAATAAGTTTAAACTTAGTCAAGCATCTTTTGAAGACATACAAAACAGTCAACACATGCAGTCACTTCGACAAGAGTTTCTAGATGGTAAACAACCACAGACTTGTCGTCGTTGCTGGAATGAAGAACGTGCTGGCCGTACCTCCAAGCGTATGCACACACTGGATAGACTCAAGCACATGGGAATCAGTGACAACTGGACCACAGATGCCAAGCCCTTGATGTTTTTGGATCTCAAACTAGGAAACATCTGCAACCTTAAATGTCGCATCTGTGGATCATGGTCCAGCTCACAGTTTGCCACAGAAGAGCTCAACTTCATTATAGACAAGGAAGAAAAGAAAACATCATTTCATTATCAGATGTTGAGAGATGGTGCCTGGCCTAGAGAGAGTGAACAGTTTTGGGCACAGCTAGACTCTGCAATGAGTGAAGTTCGATACATTGAATTCACTGGTGGTGAACCATTCATGATCAAAGAACATTTTGATCTGTTGAAAAAATTAATCGAACGTAACTACGCACATCAAATTGAAATACACTACAATACCAACGGCACACAGTATCCAGAAGAGGCTGAAGAAATTTGGCAGTATTTCAAACATGTTGAAGTTGCATTCAGCATCGATGATGTAGGTGCTAGATTTGAATATCAACGTACCAATGCAGTCTGGTCTGAAGTTTGTGAAAATATTGCTCGCTTTAGAGACATGCGCGATCGTAATCTAAATATGAGTCTACAGGTATGTTGTACAGTGAATGTGTTTAATGTGATGTATCTTGAAGATGTGGCAAATTGGATTGACACACAAGATTTTGATTTTGTGTATTGGAACATGTTACACGATGCTTATTATTTCAGCATAGGTACCATGCCCACAGAGGCCAAGCATGTGGCTACCGCAAGATTACAACACGCCAATATTCCAGAAAAGTTCAGAGCTGAGATTGGTCGCATCATAGACTTTATGAACAACGGTGTCAGTCTGGATGGACAATTATTACGTATGAAGATTGAAGATCTTGATTTCAAAAGAAAACAGCAACTAGTGGATTATCTGCCTGACCTGGCACATGCAATCGAATATGAATAAGCCAGAAACACTGTGCATGGCACCGTGGACGCACACTTACCTTAGTCCACAAACAGAACGCAGACTGTGTTGTGCGTCACGTGAACCTGCACAAAATTTTGAGCAGTACATAGACACTGCCGCTGGCACAGGTCGATACATTCCTGTGACACTGGAACAACATTGGAACAGCGAGCACATGCGATCAGTACGTCAACGTATGATGTCTGGGGAAACCTTGCCTGAATGTGATGTATGCAACAGCAAACTATTAAATACAGACGTCTATCGCAGTTATTTTTGGGGGTTGTTTGGTCACAAATATGATGAAGCCATGCAGTCAACTACTCCAGATGGATTCACCACAATGAAACCTGTGAGCTGGGATTATAGATTTAGTAATCTCTGCAACTTTAAATGTCGGATGTGCGGAGATATGTTGTCAAGCTCTTGGGAAACTGAGCAACGACGGCATGACATGATTGATTGGGCCAATCCTAAAAACAACTGGATGCGCCCTGAAGTCAAGCGTGAAATCACACAGTTCCAAGACACACAGATAGAAGCAGAGTTTGCTGAAGCAGTAGAACAACATCGTATAGAAGAAATCTACTGGGTAGGCGGAGAGCCGCTGATGTATGAACAACATTGGCGCTATATGAAAAGAATTATTGAATTAAATGATGGACCAAAACTTTATGCAAGATACAACACTAACCTTTCTCGTGTGGACTATAATGGCTGCAATCTTTATAGTGATTTGCTGGCAAATATACGTGACTGGCAAATCTGCGCCAGCATCGACGGAACAGGACAAGTCGGAGAATACATCAGAACCGGTCTGGCCTGGCCCGTATTTTTAGAAAACTTCCGTCGCGGTTTAGAAATTGCACGGCACCGCAGACAAATGCGTCTGGACTTTACGCTGACATTGCCTGGCTTGTTTGAAGTAGATGCAATGCAACGCACGGCTGACGAACTAGGCGTTGATATTCTAGCCAAAGTGGTATTTGCTTTTACACCTGACATTGTAATGAGTCCGTTGGCTTTGCCCAGAGACATATTGAATCGTAAAGTTGATGAACTGGTACCGTTGACACGCGGTGCTTTACAAGATGTACTACTGCAACTCAAGCAAAGACCCACGTTTGCGGAACAATGGCCAGATCAATATCAACAAGGTCTTGCACAAGGCAAGGCTCGTGTGTTAAAATTAGAACACATAAGAAATGATTCATTTACAATGAACAACATATTGGAAAAAGATGCAGACATACATCGCTGGTGGCAAGACATTAGACCAAGTAACAATTGAGCTTAAGAACAGACAAACACAAGAGTTGTTTCCTGTTCGTATCAATGTGTTTGATAATTCGTTGAGTCACAAGTGGCTCACGGCTCTCAATGACGTACTTCGTAACAACTATCATTTAGAAAAAAACTACTGCTTTTTTGGATTTGTTGACCACAAACGCAATGGGTGGCATATACTCAACGAAGTAAACCGTAGCATTGATGCCATCAACCAGGCCAATCTAGGATATCAAATTGACGATTATTTTGATATGTCAAATACTATCACAGACGAGCCCTTGGATGGTCGCACAGCAGGTCGTAATATACGTCAAGAAAAACTCAACTGGTTACACAGATACTTTGAAGATCTTCAAGGAGTCAGTGGTGCTCCCAAAGAGTATTACCTACGTGCCAATGCTGAAACACGTTGGCATATACGACAACTCAATCTACTGTGTCATGAATTTGAATCCTGGGCATTGAGCTATCGTAAACAAATAGAAGCACCCGAGTGGCAACGTCCCAGTCAATTGATGTGCTGGTTAAATGCGCCTAGATTTGTGCTAGATGAAAAAGACTATGAGTTGTTTGGTATTGAAACAATCAACCGGCCGCTGGGCGGAGTATTTGTTGGAGTAAACAAAGCCGTGGGCAAGCATCATTGGGAGGTGTTTCAAGATGAAGGCCGAGACAGCAGAGTTGGAGAGTTGATATCAACTACGCTTCGAAGTCAAACTGAAGCCGCCGGCGACTTTGACATAGAATGGGCCAACAATCCTGGCAACTATGAATGGCAAAAAATACGGCTTAAAGAGTTTAGAGAGTGGTTGCTGATCAACGGGTTTGATCCCGAGGATCCTGCGTTGACCATTGGGCATCCACAGGTCGGACAAGTTGATCTCATTGATACTTTCTGGACAAATGATTATCAGGCCATCTGGAGTCGTTTAAATACACAACTTGATGTGTACAGCGTGAGTACCACGGATGCTCGTGCTGTGTATGATTACTGCTGGAGTGACCGCAATTACGCACAACAACAAATTGACATTATAGGAAATACAAAATGAAATGGTTACGCAACTTGATCAATAGAATCAAACTTGAAATACGCTATCGTAAAAAACTAAAAGAACTTCGTAAACGAGATCCTTTTATCTATAAATGAAACATATCTTAGGTATTAGTGCAGGGTTCCATGATGCCGCAGTCACTGTCATTGACTCGGATGGTGAAATAGTCTTTGCTGGCCACTCAGAACGCTATAGTAAAAAGAAAAATGATGCCACTATTGCCCCAGAGTTGCTACAAGAACTCTGTCAGTGGGACTACGATACCGTAGCGTTCTACGAACGTCCATGGGTACACAATGTTCAACAGATTTACTCTGGACAACGACACTTTGGTCCTTGGACCACCAGAGGTGCATTAAAACAACACCTTGGCTCATGGTATCAAACTCCGGCTCGCAGAGAAGTTAGTTTTAATCATCATCTAAGTCATGCGGCCGCTGGGTTTCAAACAAGTCCGTACAACAGTGCAGTGGTCGTGGTCATAGATGCCATTGGCGAACTAGATACCATAAGCATATTTCAAGCGCACTACAATAACAAAGGGCAGGCACAATATAAACGAGTTTGGCGGCAACGATATCCGCATAGCATTGGATTATTTTATAGTGCAATGACAGATCGTGTGGGTTTACGACCCATGGACGAAGAATATATTACCATGGGCATGGCCGCCTGGGGTCAGGACTCTTGGTATTCTGCGCTGTACAATCGTGTGGTCAGAGATCCAAAAAACATTGAACTAACCGAAAACTTTCACATAGGCGTCGAATCAACGTTTTTAGAAGCAGCCACTCATGAGGATATTGCTTGCGCCGCACAGATGGTGGCCGAAGACCTCATAATGAATGTGATGAAAAAAGCTAAAGAGCTCACAGGAGAAACTAATCTTGTGTACATGGGCGGTGTTGCCCTAAATTGTTTGGCAAATAGAAACCTAGGAAATTATTTTGATAACATTTGGATTATGCCTAATCCTGGCGATGCTGGTAGTAGTCTGGGCAGTGCGGCGCTGGCTTACGGAAAACAGATACATTGGAAAAACGCCTTTCTTGGTCACAACATTCCTGGTGCTTACCCTGTCAATGGTATTATTGACGAGCTTTTGGTCAATAAAATTGTTGGTGTGGCCAGTGGTCGTGCAGAGTTTGGTCCCCGAGCCCTGGGCAACAGAAGTCTGCTCGCAGATCCAAGAGGCTCGGAGATAAAAGATCAAGTAAATGAAATCAAACGTAGACAACAGTTTAGGCCGTTTGCTCCTGTAATACTTGAAGAATGTGTCAATGACTACTTTGAAATGCCTTCAAGTTACACATCCAGTCCGTACATGCAGGTAGTGGCACGTTGTCGACATCCTGATCAGTTTCCGGCAATCATTCACGTAGATGGTACCAGCCGTGTACAAACTGTGAGTAAAGATTGTGGATCGGGCATTCGACAACTGTTAGAGCGGTGGTATGTGGAAACAGGATGTCCTATGTTGCTCAACACCAGTCTCAACATCAGAGGTGAACCCATGGTCAACGATCGAGCGGATGCTGATCGTTTTGAACAACTGTATGGTGTAAAAGTTTGTAGTTAGTTCCAGTGTCTGATTACACCCGCAATAATAAATGCATTGGTAATCAAGTAACTAATAACAATTAAAGAGCGAATCATGGCCACACGATCCGCTTCTTGTTTTGTAGCTCCAGCCTTTTCGCCCAAAGCCTTGGCCCATAATCTCCAAAACCGACGAATCATAGATATGTTTCTAAGCCGCCGCGACGACGAATATCTTGGGTACAACAACTTACACCCCCATCCCAAAAGTAACTGTGTCGTAGCTCGCTGATGATGGGTTCAATCTTGTGCCGGCCACAGAAGTCAAACACTTCTTTGTTGTAGGCTGAAAAGATAACATGGCTTTCGTCTAGCACCAAACAGTTAACGTCAAACACAGTTTCGCTGACAAAGCCTGTCCATTTCTTGAGATAGGTATCTACAAATTTAGTAAACTGTTCTGTGGGAGTTTGTCCTTGTACATACCAGGCTCCGTTAAAATTTTCTTCCTTGAATTTGCCAACTTCCATGGCAGCCCAAATGCTCGAATCCCATATTTTACAAACATCCCATCCTGGAAAGTCGTTGGCAAGATCTAAGTTTACATCATGCTTGCTACTCAATATAACACCAGGCTTGAGAATGGCAAATACAGCATCACCGTGTCCGTCAGTGATAGCTTCGTGAATGCGATAGTCTGGCCCCAATACATTATCTACAATCCAACGAGTTTGTTCTGGTTTAAGAAAGTCTGAGTTGTCAAAAAATACATCTTGCCCTACACGCACAATACAACTGGCTGATGCACCGTTGAGTATACAGTTGGGATCCCATGTTCCGTTGTGTGGGTCTACCACTTGATCTCCGTACAGCGCACAGATATCATTGAGTTCAGCCACTGGTAACACACGTAGCAATTTATCTCCCAATGTGATTTGCCAGTCTCTTGGGGTAAGAGGTGGGAGAGGAGCACCATCTCCAGACGTTTGCCAAGTTTGAAACTGATCTTTGTTTGGCAAATTGGGACGACGTACTGTGGCGCCATAGGTTTCTATTGTGCGTTGAAGATTGTTTAAGTCTTCAGCAGTCTCCAACAATATGTGTTGTAGTTGATTTCTTACCTGATGGTCGTCAATGAAATCAAAGTATTCTGGATCGTAGGCACGACCCACTATGACCTCTTCAAGAGGCTGCCAACTGGTATAACTGTTTACGATATTTGTCATTGTGTAAGTTTCATAATTAAGGTATTTAAACGATCAGTTTTACTGCTTAAAAATAATTGTTGATTGTGTTCTAAATCATCACGGCAGGATAGATACAGAGAGTGTAAATCTATAGACATCAATCGTTCTACTTCAGAGCACACTGCATGCCATCGTTGAGTGTTATTGTTAATAGTATCGTAGCTGTGATTGATCGCATGATCAAATGTACGATATCCCATTTTTTTCAATTGTTCAACGCTGCCAGCCGCGCCTACTATAACAAAAGGTTGGCAATTTTTAATAGGTTTGAATGTTTTTTCTGTGAGAAAAACTCCGCCGCTCTGATCAACATCCATGTGAGTTTCTAAAATGACATTGAGATAGCTGTTACTAAAATGTTCTTGTACTGTGGTAGCATATAGATTGTGTTGATCACTGGACAGATTGTCACTGGCAAACGGACAGCTTTCCAGAAATTTATATGTAGTAGATCGCAAGTTTTCAAAGCTGTCAATTTCAATAGGATTGTCTTGCTCAAGATCGTTGACTGATATTTCGTGATTGTAACTAAAATAGCCTTGTTTGTGAAATCCTTGCCTCCAGAATCGTGCCATGGTTGTGGCTCTCCACCATTTGCCTGTGCGCACCAGCGCAGTGAATTTTTTTGTTCGGACATTTTCGTGATATGGCACAGGTTGATCTTGATTTCTTAATTGAAACAAACATTCATCGTCGACAAAATGAGAAAAGTTTTTTATATTGTCGGCAGCAGAATTTGCACTGGTAAAGCGTATTAGATCTACATTTATTTCATGTTTGTGTGCTTGTTGATACAAATGATCTCGTATGCGCTCAGGGTTGTCGCCCTCACTGTAAAAAAACCAAAGTGTAATACTTTTTGATCTGAGTTTCTCTCTTATCATGATGGGTATTGTTTCAAACCAATCAATGCCAAAGTCAAAATAACTGATGCTGATGGGATATAATGTTTTGCGATCGGCTTGTGTCCATTCCACGCACGAGTATTGGATTCCATGCTGATCAAGATATTCTAAAAAATGCAAGGGCTCTGAGTACGGCCAATTCACAGAAAATTCACGCCACTCTTGCGTATAAGGAGTTGCTTGCCAACGTGCGGCATTGGGGTATGGCTTGCCGTCGACAAATTGGTCAATACAAAATTTTACCATTGCCTGATCATACCAGTGAGCTCGTTCCATAATAGTTGTTCAAATTCACGACTATAGAACCAATTGTAATTGTGCTCAACAGTATCGACCAAGTGCCGCTGTAGTTGAGCTTTTTCTCTAACACCGAGTGATTCAATATCAGCTAGTAGTTTACCTATACGAGATATTCTTAGATCATCGTCCTTGTCATCGTAGTCTTCATTCCAAAACTTCCCAAAGGTTTTAAATCCATAGCGCCGCAGATACTCCAGGCTGCCTTGACAAGACACCAGAACAAATGGTTGTTGCATCACAATAGGTTTAAAAGTTTTTTCTGTTAGGTGCTGTCTACGTCCGTGATACACAGTTTCAGTGACCACGTTCAACAGACTGCGATTGGCCAAGTCCCACATATCTATACAGTGACTATTACCAGCATGGTTCGCTCCGTGATCAATGATCAATGGCAAGTCAACATGCCCTAGGTGAATGTTATACTCTTGACACAACTCAGCCACAGTTTTATTTTCGTAAGGACAGCGTTCAGGAAAACTGATAAAATTTGAATACACAAGTTCTCGATCAACCAGCTCATTTAACAATGCCACTCTGTGATGTCTTTGGCCGCCAATGATGTTGTTGGGGCAAAGAAAGGTGCGTTCAATCTTTCTATCCTGAAATGGTTGTGATAAAAATGTACGATTGTATCCTCGATACCAGTCCAATGCCGCCCAGGCATGAAAGAAATAATAACCAGAAGTCATGTTATAAGTATCACATGCCCATTTTACATATTCACTGTTGTACTCTGAAGTTATTAACCAAAATGGACCAGAGTTCCAGTCATTGCGATACACCGGAACAAACTGATCAAAAAGAAGTTTTACTCGATCTAGATGTAAAGGTTCCTGGTCCCAAAAAAAGATTCGACCCTGACTTTCATTTAACAACGGATAATTTTTTATGTCTTTAAAACTGGTAGAGCCAAATGGATCAAACCAATGTAAGCCTATGTCGGCTCGGTGTTGCAGAGCAGACGCAAATGTGTTATAATATATTTCATCGATACGAATCATGTTTGATATTTTTTACCTAAACTACCCTACACACTTATTTCCACATGAACGCAAAGTGGATAGTATTCAGCAGGCCTGCGAGCTCAGTCGCACTCGATACTTATGGGTAGTCGATGGACGCAATGACTATTCTCGGTTTGACTGGACCTGGGAACCTGTGCCCTGGGAAGCTGACCAAACTCATGTATGGCCCAGCCAACATCAAGCCAATGGTGGAACATATTTGATTCCCAAAACTGGTGTCAATGATATCAATAGAGATCACCCTGTTGTACGTAGAATTGGATCTGCCATTAGAGTTGGTGTTGATCACGGCAACGGGCTTGACATTGCTTGCCGAGAAAAAACTCGCTATATATCAGACTATCTTGGTACGCTGAGACGCATACTGTCAAAAACATCTCATGAGTATGTGTGGATTGTGAGCAGTGTATGTGATTACACAAGATTTGATTTTACTTGGCATCCCTCGGAATGGCAGACAGACATGTTGCATGTTTTTGCCAGCAATGAACAAAAATTTGGTGACACATTCTATGTTCATGTGCCTACATTTATGTCTAAAACTTCTGAACTGGCTTTATTGGAATGGTTTGATACCATACACTTTGTCGAAGATATTTCTGTGCCACGTCGTGCTGTGCCTGTGGTTCGGCACCAGCATGACAGTCAAGTTCCGTCTGTGTGGGCACATGACTTTCAGGATCCAGTGGTACAATTTGTGCGGCATGATGCCGTTGACAATCCGCCTGCTATCAACCTATGGCGTGAAAAGATGAAGACCATAGTGCCACTCACACCAGGCGGCAGCTCTGTGCTGGTTCCTAGAGAAGCCAAAAACTATTTAAAGAAGCAACTGTACGATTATCCCAACATAGACAAAACACAAAAAACATTGGGGCAGGATCAACCCTTGGACATTGTGTTTATTAGCAATGGCGAGTCCAACGCAGAAACAAACTGGAACATACTGCAGGATTCAGTCGATGGCTTGCCTAATAGACTGGTGCGAAGCAACGGAGTAAATGGTCGTGCGGCAGCCTATCATGCGGCAGCACAAGCCAGTGAAACTGATTGGTTCTTTGCTGTGTTTGCCAAGCTAAGAGTGAGATCTGAGTTTGACTGGTCATGGCAACCAGACCGCATGCAGGCCTCCAAACACTATATCTTTCATGCCTACAACCCTGTAAACGGATTGACATACGGTCATCAAGCCATGATTGCCTACAACAAGAGATTGGTGTTGGCCAACCCTGGACGTGGACTAGACTTTACCTTGGATGACGAACATGAAGTAGTTCCTGTGATATCAGGCACAGCTGAGTATGCAGATACCAAGTGGAGTGCATGGCGTACAGCATTCCGTGAATGTTTGAAACTCAAAGGCCAGGCAGATGTAGAAAGCAAATATCGGTTAAGCAAATGGCTGGATGTCAACAGCGATGAAGCAGATCCTCAGTGGAGCCGATGGGGTGCAGAGGATGCTGTAGCTTATTATGAAGAAGTGGACGGTGACTTTGATGCTCTCAAGAAGAGCTATGAATGGTCCTGGTTGGCCAGCTATGCTTTACTCAAGCGCAATCTAACACCTGATCAATAACGTATTCAACTTCGAGATCTGACAGTTCAGGATACAACGGTAAGGTCAACACACGTCGACTCAAGGCCGATGAACAGCTCAAGATATCTGGACCCGGATACTGTCTAAATGTACCAAGTTCGTGTAGCGGTTGTACATAGTGTATCTTGGTTTCTATCTTGCGTATGGCAAGATTTTTTTGTAAGATATCTCTGTTGTTGATATCTATAACAAACTTATGATAAGCATGATCGTGGCAGTTTTCCTGATCTATTAGACAACGAATGTCTGACTTTCTAAGTCGTTCCCGCCAGTAACCAGCAATCTTTGCTCTGCGCACTTGCCATGTATCAATGTGTTGCGCCTTGACCATCATATGAGCACAATCTAGTTCACTCATACGACTATTGGTTCCTGTTTCGTTGTGTGCGGACTTGCCGTTGTCTCTCCAGGCGCGAACAAAATCAAATATGTCACTGTCATTTGTGACCACTGCACCACCGTTGCCGTAGGCTGGCAGGTTCTTCATAGGATCAAAACTGATGGCAGCGGCCTTGCCTATCCTAGTGCAGTCAGCGGCCAACCAGTGCTGTGCGGCATCTTCAATGATCATTTTATCATTGAGCATCCATTTTCGCCAGGTGTTTACATCGCCCATGTGTGCAATACTGGCTCCGTACAAGCCGACCAATACTATGGCTTGATAGCTGACATCCTGTGGAATTTTTTTAACATCAAACACGCCATGATGATCAACATCAATAAAATGTACATTCCATCCTGCACGAATAAACGCATTGGCAGTGGCCGCATAGGTAAGACTGGGTATTAGCACAGTGGGTGGATTAGGGACAACATTGTCCGCTACGTAATACTCAGCAATGGCTTCCAGGGCCGAAGTTCCGGAGTGTACACACACAGCGTACTTTACACCATTCTTTTTGGCCAACCAAGCTTCAAACTCGGCTGTGTTGTTGCCATTCATCAAGATACCACTGCGCAGAACTTCGTCTGTGGCATCCAGTATCTCTTGACGGAGATTGTTATACTGTTTTTTTAGACCAGTAAAGGGAATTGTTAAACCACTCATAGTACCTTTGGAAACCTTCTTCTACATCTACTCGGGGATCGTAGTCAAAATCTCTACGGGCGGCATCAATGTTCAACGCACCTCTGCTGGGGAAGTCTTGATCTCTATCGCGCACTTCAATGGTACCTTGTCCGACAATTTTCACAGCCAGCTTGGCAGCGTCAAGCAGTGTACGACTATGACTCTTGGTAATGTTATAGGTTTTGTTTGCTGTATTGTTGCTTAATGCGGCGGCAACAATGCCATCAGCGGCATCTTCCACATAGGTAAAGTCCAGAGTTTCGTTAGCACCATTGACTTTAATTACACCGTTGCGCATGGCAGTCAATAAGAACTTTGATACCACACGATCTTCAACATCGTATTCACCGTAAACCGCACTGGGCCGAATAATAGTATGAGCCATGCCCGTACTACGAGTGTAGTCACGCACCAACCACTCACCGGCCAACTTCATGATACCGTACTGGCCTTGTGGTCTGCACACTGCATCTTCTGTTACGTCGTCGGTGAAGTCACCGTAGACCATTGAGCTTGAAATATAAAGAAATTTACAAACTTGATGACGCTTGCTGGCTTCTAGTAAATTCAATAATCCTTCGCTCATGGTCCGAGATCCTGTCATTGGGTCAACGTTCACAACCTTTTGTCGGGGAAAGCTGGCAAGGTGTATCACAGTATCAGGCTGGTACTGTCGCATCATCCAGTCAATGCCTTCACGATCTGCTATGTCAATACCATGCACTCTTGCATCAGGAATCTTTTTCCTGCGTTCTGCCATGAGATAATCTAGCTCATCCTGCGGCACTAGTCCATAATTGGTTTTGATATCTGTCACTGACACTTCATGTCCTTGTGCCATTAGACGTTGCACTACATTGTGCCCAATAAGGCCCAATCCGCCTGTGACTAAAATTTTTTTCATACTAAATTTCTTTCTTTGATAACTTTAATTATTTCATTGGCCCACGCCTTGTGAGTATTTGGGCCCGGATGAATGCCGTCACTGCCAAAATCTAAATACCTTCTGTTGGTAATTGGCCATTGGCCATTCCAAGTCAAGCTGTTGTTGCTTGGAATGAGTACGTGTTCACTCGTTGAAAACTCTTTAAGAAACATTTCACCATGCTCAAGCAACGACAGTTCAGGGTGAAAACATAAGATTAGTTTTGTGCTATTTCTGTCCAATAGAACTTGTATTTGTTTAATTAAGTTAATATTTGTAATAGTATAGTGGTTGCTGGTAAACAGTAGTTTTAAAGCATTGTTGTATTCTTGAAACATATTCTTTGAAAGATTCATTGAGTTGACAAACTGTTCATCAGGATTAAAAAAACTAAATCTTTCTAGACCAGTTACACCCCATATCACAATGTCATTGGGTTTTATATCGCTGTGTATTATTTGATTATGCGCCCACGCAATGGTACTACCAGGCTCAGTTAAAAATGTACTGTTATAGTTTATATGGTCTGCTACAATTTGTCCGTACCGCTGATTTAGATCAGTTAATCCAAATCCGTGAGCAAAACTACATCCAGCAATCCATAATGTTGGTGTTAGTTTTGCCATTTTAAATAATACTCCGTTGCTTTAATTTCTTCAAGATCGCCTGTGATTGTGATACGATGCCCAAATGTATTAGCATCAGCGCCAGTATGATATTTAAGGTTGCTGGCATTAGCCATGGCCCATTTTCCCTGTTCCGTTTGTTGCCATTCATATAGAGGTTGAGCAACGTAGATATCAATGTCATCTACGTCGCCCATAGTAAAAGAATGAAATATGACTTGCACAGTCATAGTATAGCAGATGTACTAGTCGTTTGCAACTAGATCGGTGGCCATGGGAAATATTTTGGCAATAACTTCGGCGCAGGCGCGAGCCACTTTCATGTGTTCTTGTTGGGTGCCATTGCCACTACGAAGTTCAATAAAATGGATCCATGATCGCAGTGTTCCGTTCATGTACAAGCGACTTTCTGTAAGCCCTTCGGGTAGCACAGCACGAGCTTGTTCTTTGGCAATGCCACGTTCAATAGCTTCTTGATATACTAAACGACTATGTTCAATGATGAACTTTTGTTTGGCATCCCACCATGACTGTAACTCTGAATCATCCGTGGCAATACTGTTCTGTCTGTTTTTTGTATCCTGGAGTCGTGCTTCTCTACATACAAACGACAGGTCTCGAGTAGGATCAGCATATCGCTGACTGAACTCTTGAAAGCTGAAACTTCTGTGTCGCAAGATTTGACGAGCAATGTCTCTTGTGGTGGTGATTTCGCAACAGGCTGACACCATTTCCAGTGGGCTCCAGTGTTGGTGTCGGACCAAGTATCTGATGAGTTTTTCTGATGATTCGGTGTTGAGTTGGTTGCTGGGGTTGCTGACACGGGCGCAATACGCAATGAGTTCCTGCGCATCCGCGATACCGTGAGATCTAAATTGTTCAGTGGGTTGGGAGTAACTGACGAGACGAACATTCATAACTGCCTTAAAAATTTATCGGTCATGGGCTGTACATGTTCAGCCACAGTTTTAACATCTATAACAAAGTCAACATTGAGAGTAATTGGCCCAAGTTCTGTCATGGTCCTGGACAACACACTTTCAATCTCTTCAATGTCAAGACCGTTGCGTCGCAAAGTCTCAAGGTTAATGGTCTTTTGACGATTGCCCTTGAGTTTCAGTGTGACCTTTTTTACACAATCAATGGGAATATGTTCTTTGTCCACAGACGATACAACATTTTCCCATTTTTCAATTTCATCAAGCCTGAGTTGCATCGGCTGCCTTTGATTTAGCAGGACGACCACGTTTGGGCTCAGTGGCAACTGGTGTACCAACAAGCGCAGACGCTTCTTTCATAATTCTGGCACTCTCGGCCAATAGACCCTTGGCTTCGTTTTCCATCTTGACAGCTTGTTGACGTAAGTTTTCAGCCAATGCAACATCATCTAACACTTGATTGCTACCTGCCAAATTGGTACGTGCAGTAGGAGGAGCTTGTAGTTCACGACCATAATCATCGCGGCGTGATGCTTTGCCTGTGTAACCTGAGTTGGCATCAAGTTCTGCCAACTTGTTAATAGCCTGCTGACCAGTTTTCATTTCTCTCAGTATGTTGTTGAGTTCACTGAGTCTGACGGTAGCAGTGGGTGTGGGTGTGACCAAGATCTGTTCAGTTTGAACTTTTTTGATCATTCCTTCGGCATGCAATGCTGTGAGCATGGGACGACCATCTGGAAACAACTTGCTATGGATAGCATCGGCCAACTGTTCAGCCTGTTGTGCTTCTGGCGTTTCAATGGCCTTGATAATGGCATCGTGCATGTGAGTGGGCATGATGTCTGGATATACTACCAGACACATATGGTCTTCACCGGGTACTTCTCTAAATAATACAGCAACCTTGCGGTCGCCTTGTTTGCCTACGTGTTTGATAAACATTGTGATTCTCCTTAGGATTGTTCGGGGGGCTGTGATGCAGTGGTATCTTGTGACGGAGTCATGTGTGCCAACCATGCACCGAGACGATCGTAACACTGTCCAATTTGACTCATTTCATCAGCGCGGAATGCGCCTCGTTCACAGGCCACTTGTACTATGCTTTGTAGCATGATAAGATCAGATACTGCTAAATTTACGGGTTGAGTTTCCATACATCTATTTAATGTGAAAAAAGAAATAGGCGTAGTTTATGCCACAAAAAAACCGCCTTTGCGGCAGTTGTAGAAAGGGTTTTATGTCAGTTTAACCTTTTTAATTTTATTTTGCTGTTTTTAGACACTTTGACTACTATGACTGCTTCATTGATTCCAAAGTGATCATTTTACCAAGTTCTTTTTCAAACTCTTGTTCGTCGGTGATGATATAATGACGCTCATTGTTACGATCGGTCTTACGATCGTAGTGGCGAAAGCTCACTATAAATCCCCCGATGACTTTCTTAACATTGATACGTAGACCGTCTTCCCAGCCTAGCGAATCTTCTACTGCAATCGTATTCATACCCATACCTCTTGAAACTTTGATTGAGTCTTCTTCAAGATAGTGACTGTAATGGTGTTTGTTATCCCACATGTCTCGAAGTTTGCGATACAAAAATTTGTCAAACCACTTCATTACCGCCTCCAGCGTGTTTCACGAATCTCACGAACAATTTTGGGAATGATATCAGCAACAGCTGGTCCTAAAAACCAGCCCGCCCAACATCCTACTGCAAAGTAAACGAAGTTGACAAAGGTCATTTGTCTTCCTCATACAGAGCAAAGGTACCAAATGGTGGATTGGGATTCTTGTCACCGTGTATGATCCATACTGTGTCGCAGTAGTTGGGATCTCCCCAGCTACCACAAGGATAACCGTCTGTGAATACTACCAAGCGTTTGGGTTCGATCTGCTCGTCTTTTAAGTGTTTAAAGATTGAATCAAAGTCAGTACCGCCACCGCCTGCCAACTCATAGTCTTCAATGCTATCAAGATTTTCTGAATTGTATTGCTGTGGATTGTACACTTCAGTATCAAAGCAAGCAACATGAATCTTGTAGGATTCAAATGCCTCCATGATACCCTTGACTTCGCTGAGAAAGTCTTTGCCTTGTGCTTCACCAATGGAACCAGACATGTCAATATAGATAGCAATGTCAATGGCATCAGTACGATTCATACCAGGCAACACAGCATCCATGTCCCAACCTCGGCGACTTGGACGCATCCATGTAAAGTCACTCTTGATCGTTGATTCCAACTGCATGCGAAGCAGTTCGCGCCAGTTCATTTTAGGATCTGTGAGATCCTGAATCATGCGTTTAACACCCAGCGGAATCGATCCAGCATCAGATGCCTGGGCGGCTGCCAACATGGCTTCCTTGATTTCGTCTTTGATCTTTTGACGTTCTTCTGCTGAAAGTTTGGGACGACCTTTGCCTTGATCACTTTCCTCATCGCCGTTGCCATCACTGTCGCCTTCACCATCTAAATGGTCATCCAGCAATTTGTCAATCAAACTACCAATGTCAATTTTTTCAGCATTCTCATACAAGATGTCATAGATTTCTTCTGAGCTCTTGTTTTCGTATTTTTGATCATACAGGCAAGGCACTGATGTAATGAACTCGCCCACACGATGTTTCTTCAAGTCTGCATTGACACAATAGTCATTGGCAATGTTGAACAGCATTGGGTCGCGATCGCCACGACGTCCAAAGTGATCATACACACAATGCAGGACCTCATGCCCAAACAAGAATTCAATCTCTTTGGGTTTGAGCATTTCAATAAAACGGGTATTGTAATAAAAGTGGCGACCATCTGTGGCGGCAGTGCTACACCACTCATCTGCGTTTACCAACTTCAAACGGGTGGCCAAGTTACCAAAGAAACTGGCACGGAGCAACAAGCCCACACGAGCAGTGACCAATTTTTCACGCACAATCTTGTCCAGTTTGGGATCCATAGGACCCAGTAGATTGGCAAATTTTTTAGCGTCGTCTTTGTTTGTGGAAGTTGCGGTTTTTGTAGACATGAATGCTCCTTAACTGTATGTAATATTATAGCAAAAATGCCATTATCGGTCAACCGGGTACTTTAGGGTAAAAAGCGTGAGTTCTTGCTGGCTTTTTACGTAGATACGTAGATCGTTGTGGCCATTGGTCCAACTCCAGTTGATGTTTACTGCATCAGGTTGGCTGGGCTCAGTGCCTGGATTACTGTACCTGTGGATCACAGAGAGATATTCTTTGATGTCAGCCCATTGGCGTATTTCGGCACTCCAGCCATAGATGTCAAAAAAGTATTTCTGCGCTTCAGTAAAATGCATAGGGCCATTCCAGGCGCTCATGCGGTTAGAGAAGATTATCGCATATTCAAAATACTTGCGATAACTCCAGCGTCCGTCCAGTTTGACTATTTTATATTTCATCGTTGGTATTTAAGGCCAAAAATGATTGCATCATGCGGACTGGCAAAATAGAAATCTAACTGCCAAACATTGGTCTCATGTTTACCCAGTGCAGGTGTTAGATAATGCCAACGATCACTGGGTCGACCAAAATCTTTGACCACAGCTCGAAGCATCGATTGTACTTCATTGTGATTGTATGGTGCAAAAACCACCCGGATGGGTGGTGGGTAAGAAGAGTGGGTTGAGTCCGACATAGCCCTATGTCTCGTTTCCGATAGTGGACTCAACCCTGAACCAATTAAGAGTTCTGACTTGCGCTGAGAATGTACTTGCCGTACCGCTGGTGAAACTCGTCAAAGTTCTTGAGTTTGGTAGGCTGGAACGGTAAGTTGTATGTGGTCAGTGCAATACGAGCACCCATCACAACCAACTCTGTTTCAAAATTGTCCATCATGTAGCGGAAGAAATTGTCCGACATGGCATGGAAGTCCTTGTCAGCAACCTTGCGTTCAATGGCACCCTTGAGCTCGTAGCACATGCTGATAACCAAACTGTACATGGCTGACACTTCTTTGATCTGCAGATCCTTGACCTTGCCTGCTAGAATATCTTCAGGCTTGGGCATGCGACCAGCAATCTTGCGGTGTGCCATGAACTTCACTGCCAGACCTTCGCCCACAGCACCAGCAATCAAGTCAGTGTAAGTGGTTTCGTCCACATCTTCATCGGCTAACAATTCACTGACAAAGGTCCACGAACGTGGTGTGGCAAAACTACGGCTTGCAGATTTTGCATCAAAGTCGTACAAATCTTGCTTGGCAAAACTCAAGTAACCAACCACGTCTTTGTGGATGTCATTGCTTACTGCCCACTCTTGCCACACAGGAAAGTCAACTCGCATTTCCAAGTGAACGAAACGGTTTGCCAGTGGAGTGGGCATACGATAGGTAACGCCTTTGTCACTCTCACGATTACCAGCCGCAACCATGACCACATTGTCAGGCAACATGTATTTGCCCACACGGCGATTCAGCACCAGCTGATAGGCCGCGGCCTGTACAGCAGGAGCCGCAGAGTTCATCTCGTCCAGGAACAATACTACCACAGGATACTGAGCAGCCGTTTCTGCATCGGGCAAGTCAATGGGAGGAGCCCAGTCCATGACATTCTTTTCTTTGTTATAGAAAGGAATACCGCGGATGTCTGTGGGGTCCATCTGTCCCAAACGCAGGTCGATCATGAGACCGCCAAGTTCGCGAGTGATGTCTGCCACAACTTCTGATTTGCCAATACCGGGAGGGCCCCAGAGGAATAGTGGACGCTTTTTAGAAAAGCATTTTTTGATGGATTTGCGGGCACCAGTCGCGGTTACGGTGCGGTGTTCAAATGACATAGGGCTTGGTCCTTGTTGTTGATGATTCTACTATTGTATGTGAAGTTGATTTTTCAGTCAACCTTAGCTAAACTCGTAAAATTTAACTGTGGGATCTAGACTACGAAGTTCTTGCGCCGCGGCAGTGAGTTGACGGTAGCGAGCTTGTACTTGACTGCGAGGCAGTTCGCCATCGCAAGTGAGATTTTCTGGTGAAAGATCGCTGTCGATCATGTTGGCAATGCGTTGATTGTCTTGACCAATGACCATGGGCTTGCCGCCAAAGATAGCGTTCCATTGATTCTTTTGATCTAGGTATTTTTGCAGTGATTTCACAGTAGGGCTCCTGTTTGTTTAACTTAGCCTATAGTATAGCAAAATGGGTATTTCTGGTCAACCCCGTAAAAAACCCTGCATACAGCAGGGTTATTCTAGGTAATACTTTATTTGTAATCGTTTGATGCCTTGTTCTAAGCCGCCTCTGTGTTTGACCCACTCGTCAGGTAAAGCACTGTAAGTTTTTATATAACCGTTAAACCAATTCTTGGTTTCATTGGGAGCTTGTTTTTGCATCCATTTGTACGACGGGTGTATAAGTCGACCACCTTGTTTGTCCTCGTGATAAGTCAAAAAATTCCAATCGGGATAAATGGTGCAGTTGATGGCATTTCGATCCAGCCACCACTTCTTGTCATTAAACCAAGTGTTGACATGCAGTGCTCTGGCAGTTTTGATATCGAATCCTCTAGGCCCAATTATAGGAACAGATTTGTCTTTTTCAAAATCAACAAAGATGTCTGTGCGATAGCGTATCTGTGACAACGTTTTCAACAAAAGATGACATTGTTTTATCTTCAACTCAGGATGGTCGGGATCGTCATAGAACTGTTCGTGATGCACCAACGGATCGGGATTTTCTTGATCTCTAGGCTGTGGAGCATGAGCATAATGATCTTCAAAATAAAAATAATGCTTCTGTGCATCAATATCGTAATCTATATGTGGCTTGGCTTCTCCCCAGACAAAGCAGATTTTTTTACCTTGTTGTCTAACCTTGTGCCATCTTTCAAATCGATTTTCTAAATCGTAGTGTACATGTATCTGTCCAAGATTATGAATGTTATTGCATTCTCGATATGAACGTTGTCGTAGATCTGAATCTTGAATACATGACAACATCAAATCACTTATGTCATTGACAGTGACCAATGTTTCAGAATCCGCAGGTAGTTTTTGTTCTAGGTAAGGCAGTGCCGCTTGAAATATTTCGCTAGCCATGAATTGATCCTCACCACCCAGTCCTTTGGCCCAATGTTGTAGATATATTTCGTCAATGTGTATACCATTGTTAATAAAGCTATCCAGTACTGTGGTACTGTCTGCGCCACCACTGAACATGATAACCACATAATCAAATTGATCTCTAATGGCCTGCGCTCGTTCGCGATACATTGTTCTGATATCTTTTTCTGGCTCTGCGGTCCAGTCTTGTTTAGAAAAAACTTCATTGTTAAAATTCCAGGCAACTTCTTGACCTGTGGCCATGCTGTGTTTGATAGCATCTAGTTTGCTATAGAACTTTTCTTCGCCTACTTCAAAGAATCCATGTTTGTTTAAGTGACTGTTGGTGTGAAACATATCAGTATTTTAAAAAGGCTACCAAGCCGACACGATGCTGATCAGTGGTTTTTTTAACTCCGTGAAAAGTTGCAGGGGTCATGCACTGTGCTTGATCACAGTAATCAAATCCAGGAAACAATATGATTTGTTTGCGCTGGTCAAACAAAGAATCTATGGGACGAGCAGGTTCTTCATGCTCCTGGCCCAAATCAATAAATCCCCCAGGTTGATTTTCAAACACCCATGCAGTGAGTATGCTGTTGTCAGCGTGACGGTTGACCAGTGAATCATCAACAAAAACACTTCCTGGTGGATTGTGATTGAGTCTGAACATGAGATTAGACCTCAGAATATTAGCACTCATGCCTATCTTGCTTGCCACAGGCTCTAATATATCAACTAACTGATCAAACAGTTTTTGAAACTCTGTGTATAGTGTTTGATGTGCTGGTCCAGGCGCCGCCGGCATTTCTTGGCCAAATTGATACCAGTGTCTTTTTACCGAATCAAAATATCCATGATCACGATCGTGAAACTTGTAACTGTAACGATGACTAAACTTTGGCAGACTTTGATATAACTCAAGATACATGTTGATCAACTGACTGGCGTCAAATGCCCAGGGTTTGGGAACAACTGCATATCCATTTTTAAACACAGGATCAGCTGAGTTATACAGAGTTGCAGATGAGTCGACGATCACTGTGGAGTAGTGTTTTTCGATGATGTGCTTGACAGCTACACTACGGCTAACAGGCTCACCGTTGTTGACCAAGCACACAGAGTGATCTGTTGGAATCTTGTCTAAAAACTCTGACAGATATTTCTGTGTGCCATGGCTGTATTGATTGTAACTATTTCCAAAGTAAGGCAAATGCAAATCATAGTTTGAATGCATTGGCCTTGGATGAACATTGACTCGTGTGGTCACTTTATTTTTTGAAGGACTTGAAATAGTCTTCTACCAGCTTGAACTGTTGTGCAGGAGTTGCCCCAGCTGGCACACCACGTTTGTCTGCACCTGTGGCAAAGTGTTGCACAAATACTGGGTTTTTGTCGATGACATTGGTGATGATAGGACGAATTTTATCAGTGTCAACGTTTAATCCAACTGCCACACCCATGTACCCGGCACCGGCCACAGAGCTATTTTTGCGAAAATCGTCAATGCTGATTTGATTGTTGCGGGCGGCCTTGCCAATGCCAGCTGTGGTAAAGAAACATGTGCCACCAGCTTGCACCACAGATGCCGCGTTGGAGAACTGTCCAACAAAATCAACTTCTTTGGAAATCAAGGCCTGCATGAGTGCAGGGTTTCCTTTGTATTTGACCACTTGGATATTTTTGTTGACATCGGCCACGATCTGTTCTGCAATGGAGCCATTGATGTCAGGCGCGGCAGTGATGCCCAATTTGCCCTTGCCACTCTTCCATTGATCCATGGCGTCACGCACAGGTTTCATGCTACAGGCCTGAAACTGACTTTGATAGGTAATGACCAACACTGTTTTTTCTGTCAGTGGCACAGTGCATGCGCCAGGATGACCTGGTTCAATCATGCCCAAAGCCTGATTGCCAAGTAGATATTCAAACACAGCAGGCTTGTCGGAGTTGGACTTGATCCAGTTTTCCAGTCCTTTACAGTTGTCAAATCTAACTAAATTAGTTTTGTATCCATTTTTTTCCAACTCATCCTTGAAGGCCAAGTTGATTCTATCTGTCAGCCCACCTGGCGGCAAGCTAACAATTACATTGATTGGCTCCTGCGCCATCACAGTCATTGCCATTACGGACAATAGTCCAGTTAAAAAAAGTTTAAGTGCTTTCATTTTTTTCCTTAAAAGTAAAGTTGTATCAAGTTGTAAACCACGGATTGCATACTGGCTCCTAAAACAAATACAAACACCATGGGCATGACGTCTTTGTTACGCAGAGCAAATCCCACAATCAAGCTCACAATTAGGGTTGATAGATACAGCAGTAGTTTCTGTGAGGACCATGCTTCCACACCCAAACTTAAAACTATCACAGCTATCAACATCCATATAAATCTCTTATCCAAGAGTTTTTGTGCCACGGTTCGACCCAGGGTAGCCAAGGGCCAAGACAGTGTCAGTCCCACAGCACAAGCTGCCATGAACCATGACGCTAGTATAACATAATTATTGATCAAGAACGACCCCAGTGTAAAAATTGCACCAGAATCAATCATGAGATCATAGATAATGGCTTCGCTGGCAATGATAGGAATACCAAACAACAACAGTGGAATCAGCACACTCATGGATCCGGCATTGCTGGCTGTTTCACTAGCCACAACAGCGGCTAGATTGGGGTTTTGTTTGCTGGGACGGTGTTTCTGCAACCATTTTTCAGATGTGTATGCGGCACTGCTACCCATGATGTAACTCATTCCAGGCACCAGGCCTAGAACGTAACCTATCACAGAACCTCTGATCATTGGGCCGACATACTGTTTGTGATGATCCACAGTGCGTATTTCATTGTTGGATGGTTTGATTTCTAAGTTTCTCAACAGTTGAGGTATGACATAGATGCCGATTAGAAATGGCAACAAGGGTAGGCCACTGTACAAGTCTGCCCATCCGCCGGTAAAGTAAATTTTTTGAGTGTAGTAGTTATAGCCCACAGCACTGAGCGCAAATCCTGTCAGCATAAATGCAGTGTTTTCCCACCAGCGATTGGCGCCTGACAGTGCAATACAGATCACTGTGACAGTGTAAAAAACTATCTGCCAACGGCTGGCAAAGATTTCTGGAAACGACAACAACCAGCTGACAATAAAATAACTGGCACCCAGCGCAATCACACTGCCCAACATTCTGCCCAGAGCAGTGAGTTGGATGGCATGTTGGGTAAGACCGGCCTGTGCTAGATTACTGCTTTCCTTGCTGGCCGGTATGGCGCTGACTTCGCCCGGTACCCCAAAATACAAACTGGGGATGATGTCAACAAAGTTTGATATGGTAATATAAGCCACATAGAAGATCATGAGATGCAGTGGGTTCCATCCCACCATCCATGTGTACAAGATGGCCAATAGATGTGCAGGCCCCAGCCCAGGCACAATGCCAGTGGCCACTCCAGCCAGACAACCGGCAACAAATATAGATATAGTAATCAGATCCATAAAACTTATATATAGGAACAGGTGCACAAGGCACCTGTTTTTGTCATTCTAAAAATTCAAATTAGAATGTGTGTGTGATACCTACACCATACGCTGTTTGCTTGCCACCTGCATTTACTACAGATTGATACTGGCTGGAGCTCAAACTATTAACGTTTGCACCACCACCACCGTAGGCAGCAAATCCAGCTGTACCGTTGTTGTCTTGCTGAGAAACAAGAGCGTAAATTTTGGTACGCTTGCTCAAGTCCTTTTCAACGCCAGTGCTCCACATCTTGCTTTGGTTGGCAGTTGTGACTTTATCGTTGAACTGATAGTGACCCAAGAACACAGCGGTATCAGATGTTACTTGATAACGAGTGCTGAGCTGTTTGAGATCAAACTCGGAATTGGCCTGTCCTGAGATTGAAGGATTTTCAATCTGTGTGTAACCACCGCGCACGATCCAACGATCAGTGATACGATAGCCGCCGCCCAGGAACTGATACTGGCCAGTTTTTACACCTGTGGCGCTCTTGACTTCGTAGTAACCTGCTGTGGCAATATACGGGCCTTTATCATACAAAGCACCAATGCCAATGCGCTGACCGTAGTCCATGTCGCCGGCTGTGTTACCAAAACCATACATGGTACGCACAGTGAGACCGTTCCAGTTGGGTGATTGCCAAGAAGCAATGTTAGAACCATATGTTCCACCGGTCATTGCGCTGACACCAGTTTTGGCAGTGGCAGTGCCGTTGAAGGTAGAACCATCGGCAAAGTACACCAATGAGCTACCAAATCCCATGCCACCACGAACGTCCTGCGCATTGAAATATTGATAGATTGGCATGACCTGACGACCCAGGCGCAGTGTACCTAGATCTTTGTTGGCCAAAAACACATTGGATTCACGAGCAAATACACCATTGGCAGCGCCTGTACCAGAGCTGACACCTTGTGTACCATCAGCTGGATTGATTTGGCTTTCAAGCAAGAAACCTGCTGAGTTGCCGCCACCAAGATCTTCTGTGCCACGGAATCCTAAGAAACTGGTAGAAATAGGTGAGCTGGTGATGTGTGTAAGACTTTGCTTGTTTGTTCCCACGTTGTTGGCATTGATGACTCCTAAATCAAGTCGACCAAATACTTGAACATTGGATGATTGTGCTAGGGCAGAGCCTGCAACGGCCGTTGCCATGGCACCTGCGATAACGAGTTTTTTAAACATTAAATTTTCCTTTCGAAAGTTGTTAAAATTACTACCAAAGTAATTCTAACAGATTACTTACCAGGAGTCAAGCACTGGCAGTAATTTTTCTTTAGGAAATTAGCCAAAGGTAAACAGCACACTTTCTCTGCTGAGTCCTGGCGCTATACGGCGTGTTCCGTGGGCTTTTTTAATGGTATTGTCATTGACGTAGCCTGCGTTGGGTGCATAAGGACTTTCTACAATGTCCAACCCAGACATATCTACAATGGAGTCCACTCCGTGCTGGGAAAATAAACTAGGGTTTTTATCACCCACATACCACTGTGTGCCCATGTTGGGCTGAGCAATGTCACCACAGTAGACTTGTAGCAATACCCGATAGTTGTTGTTGTCAAAGTGCCAGGTCAGTTGATGTCCTGGGAGATCAATGAATATTTCTTGATTGAGTGGGCGCAGTTGATGCCCTGTGAGTTCGCTGACAGCGAGATTGATGTCCATGGCTACATCTTGGAGATAGCTGTAGTCTGGATTGTTTGGCAGGCTCATGAGCCTGTTGGGCACAAGACATTGCCATCCTGTCACAGTTTCTCGATAACATTGACGTATCTCCCGATAGGTCTGATTATCAAAAACTTGAGATAGATACCAAAGTCCTGGACCCAAGGTCTGAGCAGTTTCTGTGTGTAGCATGCCTTTATTTAATACGGCCTGCTAGTCTTTCTACTATAAATGTTTCTTTGGCAAGATACTCGTATTCGTCTATTGGATCTCCAGGCCCTGTGATAAAGATGTTGCCGCGATAACACCATTCCCACCATATTCTACGATGAGTAAGTTCACAACGTCGAGGCCATATAACAAATACAAGATCCCATTTGATTACTCGATTGTACAGAGCCCAATGGTCGTCCATGCCGGGTATGGGCAATTACTTGCGATCGCCTTTGGGTTGACGTACTTGCTGTTGGCTGGCCAGTTCAGCCTGCACAGTGCCTCTCTTGATTTCGCCTCGTTTGTGAGTATCAACGATTGTTGCTAGATATCGTTTGCTTTGTTTAGACATTTTGAAGTTTGAGCCCGATTTCATGATTTTCCTTTACGGTAGTTGGTGCCCCTTGACAGAATCGAACTGCCAATTGATGATTACAAATCAACTGTTATACCATTTAACTAAAAGGGCTGTGTGTTATTCTGACGCTGGTTGTTCTTGAATTGGTGCCACATATCCAAAGTGAGTGAGCCTACGACTAATTTTGGCTTTGATTTTTTTCTTTTGTGTACGATCTAGCTCGGCGACAAGTTGCTTGACGCTCATGCTAACAATCTTGGCCACACCTGCTTTGGTAAATCCGGGTTTTTTACGATTAAGTTTTTTTGACATATTATCCTCGCTCTAAGCAGTAATTATATACTACTACAGACAGAGATGCAACCATTGATATTGCCGGTTACCCAGTCCGGCGCAGTCTTGTGGTATCTGCGGCTCTTGTTACCTCGCGGTAATCGTCACCCAATCATTTCGCTATCAGCACTTATTGACGTTGGCCGAGTGAGCGAGGCTGATTGCCACCTTAGCTGGGAATTATATGTGGAATGTAAGGAACATTCCTGGGGCCATGCCGCTGTTCCAGCAGTTGCCGTGCTTCTTGTAAATCCTTGGCATATACACGATCTTTCTTATCGCCTTGGGGTGTTCTCACAGTTGCTTCATACATTGGCATTGCATGCTCCTTACATTGTTGGCCCGTTACCGTTTTGAAAACCTACTACACCACCTTCTGCTTCAATGCGTTTGATTACGTCCTCAAACAGGATGGGTGCAAAATCAGTTTGTTCTACACAAACACAGTGATAGCGTGGATCAATCATGTCAGGACGGTATGCCGGTGGCATGGCCTTCATCACACGATTGGCATGCAAGTGTCCGTGAATGTTGACACCAAAACGACCAAGACTTTCTGGGTGAATAGGAATATGACTCAAGATCATTCCATTCATTACATGATAAGCCCGAAGCTCACGAAAGTGTTCACGATATTCTTCATCACGAAAGATGTCGTGGTTACCGCGTATCAACACCTTGTCGCCGTTGAGCCTGCGCATGATACCCAAGGCCTTGCGGTTAATAACCACATCGCCCAAATGGTAAACTTTATCAGTGGGCCGGACTCGCTCGTTCCAGGCCTTGACCATGAACTCATCCATTTCATCTGCGTTGTCCCATGGACGCAATTTTGTAACACCATCGTTGCGTGTGAAGCGACATACACCTGCGTGACCAAAGTGCGTGTCGCTGACTAAAAATACGCTAGGCATAATGTGCTCCTTTCATGTCGGTTAATGAACTGCTTCTTTTACTTCGCATTCTACCACCCAGTTTTCAAACTGAGTAGCACCCGATACATCTACTCCCAACCCCACTGCTTCATGCACAAAATGTTTTAGCAGTGCATTATACAGCTCGTCGGGCATGGTATCTTTGCTAAATTGAATTTTCAATCTATACTCCTACTCTTGTTGTTTTAAATATTTTCTCTGAAACTTTAAATGGTGCTTCATGGCCGCCGCACATGAAAACTGATCGTTCTTTTTAAACTTGACACCATTCAATGAAAATGGTTTTAACACACGATCTCCGTTCCACCAGCCTCGTTCGACCTGTATGTATCCATCACGCTCTAGTTGTTCGCGAAGCTGGGCAAACTCAGGGTGATCTTTGGTACCAACGCTGACCATGGAACTGGGATTTTTAATCACTGAAATTAGTTCTTCTGCAGTGAGATCTGTGCGATCGTTGTAGCAAGGATATTCAGTCCGCACTACAACATCAGTAATATATGATTCGTCTATGTAAAAGTCCATGCAAGTATTATACTGGCAAAGACATTTCTAGTCAACCGTTTTATCGGCCGCGTCCGGTGACTTTTTTAACAGGTTTTCCTGTGACCACAGGCACGGGTCGTTTGGTCTTTGATTTGCCATCTTCTTTGGCATCCGACTTGGTGTCAGGATGTGCCGCGGCATGTTTTTTCTCCAGCGCGGCCTTTAGAGTGTCTGTTAATTTGCTCATGCCAGTATGTATTCGTAGTTCACAGTGCTGTCATTTTCTCTCAACACATGAGCACCATTTTTGATATGGAAGCGTCGAGCCATTTCAGTTTTTGGACTCAGTGTAACAAAGCGGGTGACAGTGGGAAACTGTCTGCGTATTTCATCCACAGTGGCAAACAACAGTTCACCAGCCGCGCCAGGCACATAGCTCCAAATGGTGTAGAATATGGCTGTGTTGGGTTCGGTGGAATCTTGAGATAAATCTTCCACAGTTTCAGGTACAAAATCATGTAGGCTTACACACACCATGGCTCTAGGCTTTTCTTCTACCAGCGCCGAAACAAAACGCTGACCGCTTACACGGAACTCGCGTGAAATTTCAGGACGCACAGGGTCGTCTTTGAGATAGTCTAGCAAGGGATCGGTGAGTTCGTGAATGAATGACAGCATAATATGTGTATATATCTCTTTTGTTGAAAATCTATGATTTACGAGATTTTTTATCAACGTATTGGCTCTTGTAGAGATAGTCGCGGCCAATATGACCTTGTTCAACTTCTCTAATGGCCTTGACCACGGTGGTGTCATCTGTTGTGATATGAGGAGCATAGCCGTTGGACAACTCACGAGCTCGACGACTAGCGATCAACACTAGATCATAACGATTACCTACTTGTTCTACTGCTTTTTCTGATGTGATTCTTGCCATGCTATTCTCCTTGGTTATTAAAATGCTCTGCGACCCTCGGCGGTATAAAAATTAGCGACCTGGTTGGATTTTGTATCTACCTTCCACCCATCGGCTTCCGGTCCCTCAGTAGGTCAATCAAAGGCTAAAATTTACCCGCTTCCCGACGGGGCCCGTTCTCGCATTGCCAGCGGCCTTTCGGTTGGAAGACTACCACCCGTGGTTGCTACACCACTTCTTGTCATCTGGGTCAGACTAGCTGTTGCTACACAGCACGTAAAGTAGCTCAGGCGGCGCTTGAATCCACGGTAGCCCTACTCTTCATGGCCGGTCCTTGTACATGGTCGACATTGACAAGTATTTCGGTGTTCCACTGTAGCTACTACCTGAGCAAACTTGGAGCAGGGTAAGAGAATCGAACTCTCCGCATCAGCTTGGAAGGCTGAGGTATTACCACTATACGAACCCTGCACTGCTTGGTTGCGGAGGAGGGAATCGAACCCCCAACACCAGCTTATGAGACTGGTAAGATACCGTTTCTATACTCCGCGATATTAGTTCCGCTTACGATTATGCGGAGTCTGTGTTGATGCTCAGTGACCTGCGATGCAGAGGACCAGCTGTTCAGGCCAATCATACAGAGCACAGAGTGTAGCCCAGACCGATTTGGGTTGCGAGAGGCTAGAAAACTACCGTATACTCGGATCGATCTAGCGTCGCTAAACATAGCAGTGAGTGGCCCGGGCTTGTGTAGCGCCTGGAATATAGTATGCATCACTGTGTGTCTATGTTGAAATAGTAAATGGCACCATCACGTGTTTAAGGTCCAGACATTTTGTCCAGGGTTCCAGCCTGGTGCCCAGTCCCCCTTGGCATGCTGATCTCGTAGCCAACGAGTACGTCTCAAATTGAGTTGCAGGAGCCCAGGGTGGTGATCTCCCCTGATGGTTGGGATATTGCTGGCGAAGCATTCTTTCGCTCACACCATTTACCATATGTAAGTGCTGAGAAATACCAATTTAGGCGTCCGGCGCTAACCGTGCCACAGCCGAGGTCTGTTGTGTCAGGACCCGTCCCCGGCCGGGAGGGCCCGAATAGTGTACACGTCTGCACACGATACCAGTATCAGCACTTACATATGGTACACGGTAGGGGAATCGAACCCCTCTTCCTGCCGTGAAAGGGCAGTGTCCTAACCGATAGACGAACCGTGCATCGAATCAATAGATTGTTAATGAGCAAGTATGTATTATAATATATTTTGAGTTGCGTGTCAACCTGTAAATAGATTCATGCACAAACTTTTTATAGCTACCTATTCTGGAGATCTTGCCCAGTTTGAACTGTGTTGCCATTGCATTAACAAAAACTGGAAAGGCAATCGATTCATCACAATATCCTGGGGACAACCAAATCCCTTGCAACAGGGTCAGATTTTTAATATAGAATCACTCACTAGTCTGGTAACAGACATTTTTGACAGCGACTGGCAGATAGAAATAGTAGATGGCGCTGTGCCAGGAATGTCAGGCTACTGTGAACAACAGGTCAACAAAGTTAGATTTTCTATTGATCCTAGGTTTCAAGATACCATAGTGTTTGACTGTAAAGATTTTTTACTCAAACCTACGGGCATTGATTTTTTCAAACCCAACGGTGTTTATCGTGTGGCATATTTTAAAAATGGCAACACATTTAAAGAACAATACATATCTGCATTGGACATCATTGATCAGGTACCCAACAATGTTCCTACACCTTTTAACACTACTCCTTGGATATGGGCCGGCGGAGAGCTTGAAAAGTTTTGGTCTTACATGCAATCAAGATTTGGCCCATATCAATCCTGGAGAACTTTTCCTGGTGCAACAGAATGGTCAAACTTTTATATCTTCAACTACTGCGACCCAGAGTCAATGATGCCCATGACTAGTGCCGAATACGAGTTTGTTAACTTTTGTGGTGTATGGCAAACTCTCAGCCTTGAAGATATACAGCAACAAATCGTTGATTTTGATGTCTGGGATTCTATGCGCATATGGAAACATACCAGAAAAGATTCTACTCTCCAAAAGGTCGAGCTCACAGAGCAGGTACTTAAAAAATATGGAATAGAACAATCAGTGATTGATCAATGGAAACAACAACATCTTGCTGAAATCTTGCAGTCTGATTATTCTAAAGAATTTTGACCGGGTATTCTGTTACGAGGAACCCGGCAAACCCTAGGTTACCTTAGATCAGGCAGCCAATGCGTAAACTTCATCGTTTGCGTTTACTTTGATTTGCTTCTACGACCAGGTTACCCCAATCCTACGGGTTCTGCTTTCCCGTGTTGCCGTCTTTTCTAGCTCGCCATGTCGAAACCGGTCGAGCCCATCATAAAAAGACATGTATGCAAACAAACGCAATCAACAGTATGACTACTATAGTGTACGATGTGTTAACCATATATCTCCTTATGGTGGACCCGGGGAGAATCGAACTCCCGTCCACAGCGCCTTCAAATTGAAGGATATACAACAATTCTTTCACGAGACTATCAGGACTTGAAGGCCCTCGCGTGGCCTAGGGACTCACACCCTATCAACATTCCAGCAGATAAATCAGCGCCACTGGGTGTATACTCCTGCTAGTTGTTTACTTATCATCATGGTGGAGGATGAGAGAATCGAACTCTCAATCTCGGCTTGCAAAGCCGATGTTATCCCATTTAACTAATCCCCCAAAGAAAAAACCTGAGTCATCCCCAGGTTTCTTCGTACTTCTTCATGGCCAGTTGCCTGGCCAACCACAACCTAAACTTTACATAATCACTGAGTTCAACGTCAACTGAATTATGTATTACTTCGGGTCTACGGTATCCTACATGTAGGTAATCATCTCCTTCATATACATACTCGCAATCATCGATTGTAAGTACAATGATGTGAGCAGGATTACTTTTTAGGAGCGTCGGCTTTTTTGTCGTCTTTCTTAGCGTCGCTTTTGGTAGCGTCAGCGGCCTTCTTTTCAGCAGGCTTAGCAGGTGCTGCCGCGGCTGGCTTGGCTTCTTCTTTCTTGGCAGCAGGTGCCTGTGCGAAAGCGGATACAGCGAACAATGATGCGATTAGTGTAGCTACGAGTTTCATAAAAGTCTCCTTTTGGTTATGAAATGTAGAGAATCAACCTCTACACTATAATAACGCCTGTGTTGACATCTACGTTGACACATTTGGCAAATATTTTTGGTACCCAAGGGTGGGAACGATCCACCGACCCTCGCCTTATCAAGACGATGCTCTACCACTGAGCTACTTGGGCATGTCATGGCCGGCCCTGAGAGATTTGAACTCCCAACTTCCAGTTTCGAAGACTGGCACTCTATCCAATTGAGTTAAGGACCGATGATTGGTCCGGCCTGCAGGAATCGAACCCACATTCACGGTGTAGAAGACCGCTGTATTATCCATTATACTAAGGCCGGATATTTGGTGGTAATGGTAAGAGTCGAACTTACACTGAACACCGTATGAAGGTGGAGCACTACCATTATGCTACATTACCAAAAAATATGTTCGCGGATGTATTGAGCGTAGGCCACATGAGCCGGACGTAGAAAATGTCCCCCGGGTGCTCTAGCAAAATTACGATCCATAGCAAAATTACAAAAATCTACATTGCCCACAGGCCTGAATATGTTGTCGTTCCAGTTAAAATCTATCACTGCTTGGAAACTGTCTATGTTGATAACCGATATCGATCGATCCAGGGCTAATTTGTTCAAGGCCAGGATGTTTTTTATTTTGTTGATACGTCCGCGGTGATCGTGTCCTTCAAACATGATCCATTCACGTCCGTATCTCTCATAACGTTCGCGATTCTTTATTAGTGGGCCTATGTTGATGCCTTGCTGTAAAACAGGATTTCCCACACGAGCATGACTGATTCCATCGCCGTAATTGATGGGTATCCAGTATTGATGTTCTTCGTGCCATACTTCGCCACGATCACAACCAGTCCAGCAGGCTATCACGATGTCTTGATCTGTAAGACCGTCAATCTGTTCCAACAACACACGGAACATAGCATCGTTGCTACCGCCCGATATAGCATGATTTATAGACTCGTAGCCCAGTGCATCGGCCAGTAATACAGGATAACTGTTTTTGGCGCCATATTCAACCTGCATGACAGGATGCTGGATATTGTTACTGGGTTCAGACCATATCTCAGCACCTGTGGCATGACTGCATCCTAGTATAATCGCTTTGTTCATCATGATACTTACCAATGGTAGGACGTGCGGGATTCGAACCCACCACCAATAGATTAAAAGTCTACTGCTCTACCCAATGAGCTAACGTCCCGATGTCTGGCAGAGGGTATAGGAATCGAACCTATAATAACGGAATCAAAATCCGTGGTTATACCATTTAACTAACCCCCAACTGTGATTGGTGCCGTCCCCTGGGATCGAACCAGGTTCCTCGGTGCTTCAAACCGGTGCTATGACCACATCAGCTAAAACGGCATTGGTACCTCGTGACAGAATCGAACTGCCGCAACCGCCGTGTAAAAGCGGAGTTCTACCATTAAACTAACGAGGCAAAAAAGAAAACCCAGACGCAGTTTGCCGACATCAACGAGAGATCTATAACCGGAGGTCTGGGCCATAATACTTGGAGCAGGTAGTCGGGGTCGAACCGACGGCATTCTCGTTGGCAACGAGACATTCTACCACTGAATTATACCTGCATATGGTACCCCTGCCCGGATTCGAACCGGGAAACATAGTCACTCCTTTTGAGAGAGCCGCCTTTTCCAATTTGGCCACAGGGGCAATAAACTTGGTCGGAGTACAAGGATTCGAACCTTGGACCCCCTGGTCCCAAACCAGGTGCGCTACCAGGCTGCGCCACACTCCGAATAACTGGTACGACTGGCCGGACTCGAACCGGCACGCCATTAAAGACGACAGATTTTAAGTCTGTTGCGGCTACCATTACGCCACAGTCGCAAACATTTGGTGCCCCAGGTCGGACTCGAACCGACACGCACTAGGCACTGGCTTCTAAGACCAGCGTGGCTACCATTACACCACCGGGGCAAAATTACATGGGGAGAAGTATGGGAATCGAACCCATGCTAACGGAATCACAATCCGTGGTGCTGACCGCTACACTAACGACTCCATTGATTGGCGGAGAGACTGGGACTTGAACCCAGAAAGCGGCTTTCACCACTCGACGGATTAGCAATCCGCTCCAATACCATTATGGGACCTCTCCATGTTTGGTGTAGGCTACGTTTCCACATCGCCCCTACTTGAGTTGACTTCTCTGTCACTGTGTTTTATTCTCTGCCTAGTTACAGTTCTAGTCAGCGGTTCGGACTCCCTTATCTTCTATCTTACTGTAGAAAGACAGATGGGCACTCTTCTTAACGGGTCACCGCCCCCGACCCCTCTAACGACGGGCCACCGGTACAGATCACGTTCTGTACTGACGGGATTGGCGGAAGCGGTGAGATTCGAACTCACGGTACCTTTCGATACGCTGGTTTTCAAGACCAGAGCCATAGACCACTCGACCACACTTCCTTACATGGAGCAACAGGTAGGATTCGAACCTACGACTTTACGGGTTTGCAATCCGTTGCATTTGACCACTCTGCCACTGTTGCGTTGTTTGGCGACCCGGGAAGGATTTGAACCTCCGACATTTGGTTTTGGAGACCAACGTTCTGCCAGACTGAACTACCGAGCCATTGTTTGGTACCCCCAGCGGGAGTCGAACCCACATGAACCAATTATCTGTTGCTTACGGGATATAAATCCGCCGTTTTACCATTAAACTATAGGGGCTATATTTGGCTCCTCAGGGTGGGCTCGAACCACCGACACCTTGATTAACAGTCAAGTGCTTCTACCGACTGAGCTACTGAGGAATAAACTTGGCGGTCCCAAGGGGAATCGAACCCCTGCCGACGGCGTGACAAGCCGCTATACTTACCGCTATACTATGGGACCAAGAACTGGTGGAGACGGATGGATTCGAACCACCGTGCTGTTAAGAACAGATTTACAGTCTGCCGCAATCGACCACTCTGCCACATCTCCAGATTTTTAACACACTGTCGCCAGTGTGTGTATCGAAGCACACTACTCATCTGCTGACGCAATTTGATTGTTCGGCAATGTGCTTCGATACTCTGTGATTTTTCACACTACAAGAAGTGCTCCATCCCACAGGCCGCCCGTTCGTCCATGTTTAGAGTGCAGACTGGGACCTCGTTTCCCTTAACACTTTTGCTATCAATTTACACTAAACGTTGGCGCTTTGGCTAACGATTCGCGATATAGTCTAGCACGTTCAAACTTATCTTGAATAAGTTTTTGAAGCTGTTCTTGAGAGATTTCTCCAAAAGCAGTTTCATAAGCCTGTTCAACGATGCGTTCGTTTAATTTTTCGTAATCTATCTTTTCCATTTTTCCTTTTTGTATAAAAACAAAGCCCCGGAGTGTTTAGTTCCGGGGCTCTGTGTAGAATAAGTTACTATCTGACTTCTACTCAGAACCCCCGACCCCGATCGCATCATTACGTAGGCAGGTAGGATGCCACAAGAGACTTGTTGGCTCCATCTGTTTAAATGATATTGAATAGGATCTTTGTGTGTTCATCATAGTATCTATTGTATGCGTTTATTTATTCCTGGTCAACCCCTGGTTTACCTTTTTACAACAAAAAACCCTACACAAGGTAGGGTTTTTGTTTTGCTTGTCTACCTATCAAGCCTTGCGTTCAATTGCCTCAACCAGTCCTGGTGTGAACGTGTCACGGAACTGATCATAGACACCTGACAATGCTACCTTAGCGGCGTCGCGTTGTTCTTGTGTCCACTTGACAATGTTGGCACCTTCTTCTTGAACTAGACGCTGTTCGGCACGAGCACCATCACGGATGGTCTCAGCACGTTCTTCACGTCCTGCAAGAATAGCGGCTTGCTTGATCACGGCCTGAACTTCAGGGCTCATTGTGGCCCAGAACTTGTCACCAATGATCATTGATGTGAGGAACAAGCTGTGGCCTGTGTCAATCACTGACTTGGTAACTTCATTCTGACGCAATGGGTACATACGTGGGTAGTTGGTTTCGCCACCTTCGGCTTCGCCGTCGACCACTACTTGGCGCAGGTCTTCTACTTCAGCAACAACAGGCTTCATGCCCAGTGCAGAAATAGTTGCTTGTGCAACAGGGTTACGGTTTGAACGAACTGCTGTACCAGCAAGCTCTTCTAAAGTGCTAACTTTCTTGTTAGCAATCATCTGACGGAAACCGCCAGAGTATGTGAAACTCAATCCACGTACATTAGACTTGTCAGTGAGTTTGTTGAGAAGAGTCTCTCCAACTTCACCTTCTAGCACACGGGTAGCATGCTCATGATCTTTAAACAAGAAAGGAAGATCAAATACCAAGAAGTCTTGTTCATACTTCTCAGCAAGCCATGTGGTGTACATCTGGCTCATTTCAATCTTGCCTGCTTCCATGAGATCTAGCAAATCATGCTTGGTGACCACAACACCATCGTTATAACGCTGGCTGTACTCTGAAAGAGTCATGATTTCAACTTCGATCTTGTGCTCGCTTTGTTGTTCGTTTACACGACGCTCAAAGTCTTCAGCGGCACGAAGGAAAAGGTTTAAAGGCTCATGGGCGATAACCCAACGAATCTTAGTAGTTTTGCTCATTTTTTATATCCAAATTTGGTAGTTTAAATGTGCTCGCGATTGCTCGCTACGGTTCGGCGTTCTAGGCATAACATGCTAGTAAATGGGTTTTACCCAAGGCGTCGTTGTAACCGGCGTCGATCACCTGACCGGCGCTGCCATTATTATTTAGCCAGTTTCACACCTTGGCTCAGGCGTTTCCACAGGGTAACTTGTGAATCAAACCAACGCTGTGTGGCGGTAGCGTCAAGATTGCTGGGCTCGCAGTAGTCCACAGCATAAGCTCGTTGTACGCTGGCAGCTTTGGCAGCTTCAACAACCATGCCACGAAGTTCATTGTACTGTGTGTCGGGCATGGATCGGGGTACTTGTAAGCTGTGCATGTTGACCACTTCGCCTACTCCAGCAAAGCCCTGACTTTCTAAAGTAGGAACTCCACGCACAGTTCGACGTCCAGAGATGCCCAGGGCATGTAGATCGCCTTTGTCTAAGAATCCTTCAACTTCTCCCAGGAATGCCACACTGAGTTCAATGTTGCCTGAGATGACATCCATGCTGGCTTCACGTGTGCCTTTGTAGGGCACTGGCTGTGCATTGGGGAAACGCTTGACAATCTCCATGGCCATCAAGTGCGATGTAGCACCCAAACCAGAGATACCAATGTTGATGGGCTTTGACTTGTCAACTTCCTGCCAGCTACGATATTTTTTGCTCACAATGACCATGGGTGCGGCACACTGTGTCATCAATGGCCGGAAGTCTGCCACTGAGTGACTTTCTTCAGGATAAAAGTTTGGGCGAACAAAGAAGGCAGTAGATGCACTCAATACAGTGTTAGGGGTGGTTGCTACGTGTTTGGCACCAATGGTTGCTCCTGCTCCTGGTTTGTTTTCCAAGATGAATGTGTATTTCTTTTGATTCTTGTTGAGCTCTTCAACAAGACTACGGCTGTATTGTGCTTGTGTGTCGCCCATGCCAAAGGGCCATATGATAGATACGGTCTGTTGTGCTTGAGACGAAAGCGATGCCAATGTGACGGCACTGGCGATTAAAAACTTTTTCATTTGAGTAATCCTTGTATGATGTCGGTATTTACATAGTCTGTGGGGCCCAGGTCATAGAACTTGTCCATGAACCCAACAAAGCCCACAGCACGACCCTGTTCGTAGGTAAAGAACTTAGAGTCAATGGTGTTGACCATGTGGGCTAATCCTGCTTCCCATACTTGATAGAAGCGAGTGTCTTTGAAGTTCTTAAAGAACCACCAAGTCATTTCTGAGTAGAAGTTATTGGTTGACTTTGTGGTTTGCCAAGTTGTTGGATCGTAGTCAGGATAGATCAGCGGCTTGGCCAGTTGTTCGTAGGCACCTCGCTGTGCCACTGAGTGATTAGGCCAGCGTACCAAGAACTGCAAATGCTTGGCATGGTCTGTCATAAACCAGTTACGTATGGTATGTGCTTGTTTGATAATGAGTTCTGGCAAATCAGCTTGCCAGTAAAAATACTCTGTGGTAATGTTGTTGTAAGGACCACGTTGATTTTGACTGTGGTTGGCCTGGATGTCAAGAAAGTACATGTACCAACGACCGTCTTTGATACAGACCTTGGGCTTGTCAACACCATAAAGAACACAGATTTGTTTGCCTGATTCTGCCAACAGTTTGTGACTGCTCATGCCCAACGGATCGTGTTTGAATGTGTGTTCAGGATGTAAGTAATCTTTGGCGTTGTTGACCCAGGACTCATCACCTTTATAATCAAGTATGTTTTGACTAAAGTCATGCATGGTGATCTTGATGTTAGGGTGTGTGACCGCTAGTTTTTGTAATATGGGCTTGGCCGCAAAGTGCCACTCTGACAAAGTGTTCTCAGCTTTCATATTTTTGGCATCAGGGCCAAGATTTTTATCGCCCTGTGCTGGATAGCGAAACACCACTTCGTCTAGGTGTATGTTGTTGTTGATAAAACTGTAGAGCACTGTAGCAGAGTCTGAACCACCTGAGAACTCTAGTCGAATGTAATCGTATCGATCTCTCAACTGTTGCGCTCGCATGCGATAGAGTTCTCGCAAGCTCAGTTGTGGTTCCTTGGTTGTGTCCATACGAGAAAAAACTTCTCGGTTAAAGTTCCAAGTTGGAAACTGGCCAGTGGCCGTGGCCTCTAGCAGAGCTTGAGGTTTGGAATAGAAGTTTTTACCATTGACTGTGTAAAAACCAAGTTTGGGATTGTTTTCGAGAAGTTCCATGAGCGGAGTATTTAAAGATCAAAGCCCGTGGAGGAAACATTTAGCACTTGATTTGTTTTGGACATGTCGGCACAGGTATATCTTTGATAGCTGTTTCTAAGCTGTTCAGGCAATGGTATTTCTTCAATGGGCACATCAAACTGTTCAGCAATTTCATAAAAGCTCTTGGTCTTTCCTGTGCCTACATTAAACACACCACTGGCTGACACTTTTAAAAACTTTAGATGCATTTCAACAACTTCCTGCACAGGAATAAAATCTCGGCAAGACTCTCTACTGCCTTCAAACACCTGTATGCGGCCAGTCTCTCGAGCTTGTTTGGCAAACTGAGAAAATGGACTGGCCTGCGAGCCTTTATGGTCTTCGCCAGTACCATACACATTAAAGTATCGAAATCCTTGTACTGTGTTCTTGCCTTGATTTCTAGCATGATGCCGTTCAAACAGATATTTAGACCAAGCATAGGGAGTTCTTGGATCTGCTGGAGCATCTTCTGTAAACACAGTACCAAGCCCATACACGCTGGCACTGCTGGAATACTGCATGTTTACCTCATAGAATCTGCAGGCATCAAACAGCTGGCGACTAAAGTCATAGTTCTGTGTGAGTATTTTGTCAATGTCTCGCTCTGTGGTACTGCTGATGGCACCCATGTGTATGACCCAATCTTGTTCAGCCACACTGGGCATGTTTCCATCATTCCAATCATAGGTTGAAACAGAATGGCCTTCGCGCTCAAGAGCCTGGAGCATGTTACTACCAATAAATCCTCTGTGTCCTGTAAGCAATATTTTCATTGTTGACTGTCCCCTGGCACGATTCGATAGTTGTCTTCAACAGAATCAGCAGTGCTGATCTCAAGTATGGTACCAGCTTCTAGACAAGTAACACGATGTGGCACCATGGGATCATTGTGATGTGTGGCACCTTGTTGTAATATTTTTTTAGTGATTGTAGCATTGGCAGTATTGATAGTTTCTACTTCAAACTTTCCGCTTTGAACATACCATGTTTCCATCTTATCTCTATGGAAGTGCATGCTGAACTGACCGCCTGTTTCAAAGTTTAGAAACTTACCGCAATAGCAATCGTTAGTAGCCCAGATATATTCAGAACCCCATCCTTTTGGCACTAGACCTTTTAACTGTGTCATTGTATCTCCTCCAAGGTAGGAGCATACACTCCTAGATGTTGTACTGTGATGCCCGCGGCGCGATTAGCAAACTCAATGGCTGTCTGCATTTCTCCAGTGATTAAAAACTGGTAGCACAATGCCGCTAAAAAAGTATCTCCTGCACCAGTGACATCTGTTATCTCTACTCGCTGTGCAGAACACTGCCAACCATTCCATTCAGCACCTTGATCACCATGTGTGATCACTAGCCATTGAGAATCGGGCAAAGTTTTTAACAAACTATGTTCAAGTTCGTTGATCTTGATGTAACAACCATTGAGCCGTGCTAGATCAGTCTTTTTGGTATCAATAAAGATTGGAATGGTAACTGCGTTGATCAACTCTTCAATCAGGTCGTAGCTGATCGTACCTTTGTTGTAGTCACTGATCACAATGGCATCGTAAACATTGGGGATCTCAGAATCAAACTCTATGGGATTACTGATTGCATCTTGGTCAATGCGCACAATATGTTGTTTGGTACGTTGATCAATCAGTCGAGTTTTCTTGCTGATTTGGCCGTGCAAAAAATCCACATCGCATCCTAATGTTTTTAGATTTTTGCTGACATTATTGGCCATGCCGCCCAGTGTGATTTCGTTGATTGGCTCAAACACAGGCACAGGAGCTTCAGGGCTAATACGATGAACTGCTCCATAGATATAGGTATCTATGCAAGCATCACCGATTAATAATATCTTGAATTTTTTTAGTGGTTGAGTATTCATTGAGTCGATCAAAAAATATCAGTTGTTTGGCGTGAGTCTTGCCGATTACAGATTGGTCTTGATAATCACTGCCTTTGACCAAAATATCTGCACTGCTGATGATATCTATCAAGTCTTGGTCAGTGTCGAATATTTTTACTTCATCCACTGCCCGAAGATTCCTCAGCATTTCTTGACGCTCATACTCATTGTTGACAGGCCTAGTTGGCCCTTTGAGCTCTTTGACTCTACGGTCAGAATCTATAGCTACCAAAAGATGATCTCCCAAACTCCGGGCATGATTTAGCAAAGCCAAATGCCCGGAGTGCAGGATGTCAAATGTTCCATTGACTACTACTTGTTTCATTAGCTGTTAAGCACACGAGCCACAGAAGTAATCACAGACGCAATGCGACCAATGTCACGAAGTTGCTCTACAGAGTAACCTTCTTTTCTCAAGGTTTCGTAGTGCGCTTTTACGCAGAAGTGGCACTTGCCAACGATACTGGCGGCTAGACTGTAGCTCTCAAAACGAGCCTTGGTTGTTCCACCATGGGAGCTGATAGCATTCATGCGTAACTGCGCTGGCAAACCTGTGAGTCGCTCGTCCTCGGCCATTTCAACGTAGGGATACCATACATTGTTCATGGCCATCAAACTGGCCGCAGTCAAGGCCGCGTCTCTTTCAGTGGCATCTTCAATGCCTGACTGTATAAATGTAACGAGTTTTCCATTGCCTGTTGCCATAGCGGCTGCGAGAGCACAGCCATTGGCTTCAACAGGATCAAGAGTGCTACGATTAACAACGCTGTCAAGATTGAGACGTGTGTCTTTTGCATATTCAGGCAATGCCTCTTTGATTTGATCTACCCATGACATTACAATGTCTCTCCGCCCACTGCACGGTTACAAGCACACTTCTCGCCAGTTTGCAATGCGTCTAATACACGCAATGTTTCTTCTGGGCTACGACCCACGTTCAAGTTATTCACAGTAACGTGTTGGATAACGTTGTCTGGATCAACGATAAATGTAGCACGAAGTGCGGCACCTGCTGGAGCATAGAACACGCCTAGTTGTTCAATCAAACTTACACCACCGCGTTCTTCGCCGGGCTGATGACGTGCAGTATCTGCAAATTGAATGTGACGGATCTTGCCCAAATCTTCATGACTACGTTGCCATGCCAGTTTGCAGAACTCATTGTCTGTGCTACCTGTCAGCAATACTGCATCACGGTCAGCAAAGTCCTGGAACAGCTTATCGTATGCAACAATCTCAGTTGGACATACAAATGTAAAGTCCTTTGGATAGTAAACGATTACTTTCCACTTGCCAGCAAATGATTCTTCAGTGATGGTAAAGAAATCATCTTTACCTGGGTTAACGCCAGTGATGGCAAACTTTTCGATTTTATTTCCTACTGTTTTCATAACTTCTCCTTAGTGTTAAAAATTTGAAAGCTCTCAGTGTTTATACTGATGCTTTATTGTAATAGTATATACCTACAAAATCAACGATTCTAATAGATTTTTTCTGAATATTTTTTAATGTCAATCATAGAAAAAATCAATAATCTTCGTCGGGATCAGTGACCACAGCCCAGCCTAGTTTTTGCAAATCTGCTTGTATTTCGTCGGTGACTACACTTTCTGGGACATATCCGTTTGGGTAGGCTATGTTTAATTCTGGATCGTAATTGTTATCGTTTCGAATGCCACTACAGTACCAGTCAATGTAGTCACCTTCGCCACGCATGTCAGCAATGATCCCACCAGCATGGCGCCATGAGCAAGCATACTTCTGATCTTTGAGTACAGGCCAAACATCCTGACTCTGAAAATCATTGTTACACAAGGCCGCATAGAGATTTTGAGCATAGCTCTCATTGGCACGAACCTTCTCTACCATCCAATCAGTACTACGAAGATCGTATTCAAGATTGTTCTTTTGCCACTCAGGATCAGCTTCTTGCTTTTGAGATTCTTCGCTCCAGGAATCATACCAGTGGATCATGGCCTTGACATCAGGATCGTCTAGACTGCGACCTTCTTTGAGTTGTCTCTCAATGTAACCGTCACGCTGAAACGTGTTTCTTTGAGGACTTGCGCTGAGTTTTGGAAGTTTTTGACTCATCTGTTTTTTTAAATTCTTTATCGATATAATAGCTGACCAGTTGTCGTTGCATCATGGTGATTAGCTCACCCTCGGCTTCGCCTACTACAAATCGTACCGGACAGCCGCCCCAGGTTCTATTTCTTTGAAAATCTGCAAACCACTTGCGATGTTGTTTGTTTGTGACATCAAATACCACCCAGGGGCGTCCCCAGTAACTAAGTCTACTCATTGTAGTCGGTTCTTTCTCTCATCTAAGTGAATATCATTCAATGCTTGTAGTACTATTTCTCGTTCTGTGGGATCCATGTCTGCAATGTCTTCATCAGTGAGTTGCCTGCTGTTGGCCTCAAGCTCTTCTTTGGACATTGTGGCAAACATGCTAGTGAGTTCAGCCATGATGGCATCTAGTTCTTCTTGACTGTCAACATCAAGATGATCAAAGCAACCCGGTGCAAACTCAACTTTTAACGGTTCGCCTTCTACAGGCTTGACTCGGGCCTTGGCCGAGAGTTTGAGTTTTTTGTTTTCAGACATTGGGTTCTTTCTTGTCTTGATCATACTGCATGACCATGCGAGTCAGGGGTTCCATGCGTTCTTGGAAAACTTCCGGGCAAGCATCTGCGGCACGTTTCATATCATATGATCCAGGGTAATGTCGCAAACAACCTGAAGCACGTTGACGAATATTTTTTGGTACCCGAGGTGTCTTTGACGCATCACAGAGATCTTTGAGTAGTTGTTCTGCCTGCTTAACAGCTCGATATCTTTCGTCTGGCAATGTCATATGTTTCCTTAATATGGTGGGCCCACCAGGACTTGAACCTGGGACCAAAGGATTATGAGTCCTCTGCTCTAACCAACTGAGCTATAGGCCCATGTGTATATTGTAGCAGACTAGAGATTATTTGTCAACAAAAAAATAGGACCCAATTGGGTCCTATACTGGTAACTTATCCTATTTTACGCCACCAGCCGGGCGAGTTACTTTACTAGGTTATCTCTAAAGATTTCCCATGCTCTTTCCCATGTCCAGCGTTGGCTCCCTTGGGCCACTAGATTTCGATCCATGAGCAGACACTGATCCACAGCCGTGCGCAGGTTGGGTACCATGTATCCGGTTATGCCTTGATCAATGACATCTTCTGGACCTTGCACAGGGTAAGCCGCCACTGGTGTGCCACAGGCCATGGCTTCAATCATCACAATACCAAATGTTTCCCAACAGCTGGGAAATACAAATACGTCGGCCATGCGATAGTAATCAGCAAGATCCTTGCCTGTTTTGAATCCTACAAATTCTACATCAGGATACTGTTGCTGATATTGTTCACGCATGGGGCCATCTCCGACCATGATCTTGCGGGCACCAGGGTAATCTAATGAAAAAAAGTCTTCCAAGTTCTTTTCTTTACTCACACGACTCACGCACAATAGCATGGGATTTTGATTAGGACCTCGAGGGTTAGGATAAAATACATCACGATCAACACCACGAGTCCACGAAATAACTTCTCCATCAAACCCATGTGCCTGCAACTCTGCAACCATTGTGTCAGTGGTAGTCAACACTCTACCTGAGTGCTTGTGAAACCAGCGTACTAGAGGCCAAGTAAGAGCCTCAGGGATTCCAAATAAGGCTCTAAGTCCTTCAGGGAACTTAGTATGATAAGCAGTATTGTAGCGAATACCATGTTTTGAAAGATATTTTCTAGCAGACAGACCAACAGGACCCTCTGTGGCGATATGGTAATAATCCGCACCGATCTCCTCAATCTTCTGGCCCATCGCCCTGGGATAGGCAATCTTGACTTCGTTGTAGCCAGGACAATCAAAGTGGCGGAAGTCCCCGGGAGTAATGTAAACAACGCGATAACCATCCAGAACCGCACAAGCCTCAATGTTTTTGTAAGTTGTAACCACGCCATTGATCTGCTCCGGTAAGTTATCAGTTATTATCAATATCTTCTTTGTCATTCTGTTTAGTCCATGTAACAATTTCCCATGTACCATCATGATGTTCTACCAATGCAGTACAGCTTTCAACCCAGTCTCCGTCATTCATGTATGTGACGCCGTCTATGATTTTAATTTCAGCATGATGAATATGTCCACATATGACACCATCGTAGCCACGTTTTTTGCAGTATCCTGCTAGATTCTTTTCGAATTGAAACATAAAGTCGCTGGCCTTCTTGACTCTGTGCTTGAGATACTTGCTAAGACTCCAGTATCCAAAGCCCAGTTTATGACGTATCCAATTGAACTTGCTGTTCCAGGATAACACTAGGTCGTACAGTTTGTCGCCCAAAAATGCCAGCCACGGAGCAAGACGAGTAATACCGTCGAATAAATCACCATGTGTGACCAAATAGTGTCGACCATCGGCGCCTATGTGTTCGGTCTGATTTTGTATTTCAATTAGACCAAATGAAAAACCATAGGGTATCATTGGCCTTAAAAACTCATCATGATTGCCTGCTACGTAGATTACTCGTGTGCCACGTTTGGCATGTCCAAGTATACGGCGGACAACATTGGTGTGGCTTTGTTTCCAACGCCACTTGTTTTGTTGTATCTTCCACGCATCGATGATATCTCCTACAAGATACAGTGTGTCGCAGGTGTTGTGTTTGAGAAAGTTGTTGAGCTTGTCTGCTTGACAGTCTCTAGTACCAAGATGCACATCAGAAATAAAGATAGATCTGTAGATTTTTTCTGGCATGCACTTATTTACTGCGATGCCAGAAAAAGTTTATGACTGTTGTGTTACAGTCTATGTTAGACGTTTACCAGCGTCCATTTGGTTGTAAATGGTTTGCCTTCGGCCTTGTGTTTCGCAATCTTGCGGAATTCTTCTTGTTGAAGTTTTGCAATCTTTTTGGCATCGTGGTCGACGCAAGCCTTGTACAGTTCAACTAGTAGTTTACTCTGTTTCATGGTTGTGTCCTCCTGACAAATATTTATGTAAAAATTTCTTTTACTATCTGTCTGTGCCGTTGATCTTTTGTTGCCGTGTGATTTTTTCAAAATCCTCACCGCATTCTTTGGAACAAAATGCACCTGGGGTCGGCTCTTCACAGACCAGGCAGTACCCAGTGAGAGCTGGTACCTTGGGTCTACGGTTTAGGTTTGCTTGTAGCCAAAGTTCGGTTGCGGCATCTGCATCATCAAATAAATCACTCATCAGTTTTTAGTCCATTACTTTTTCGGTCAGTGGGTGTGTCAATGTCTTGAAACAGTCGTTTTTCTTGCACTGTGGGCTCTTTGAAAAACTTTCTAGGATTACCACACATGGCACAGTTGGGATCGCCGCAGGTTGTGGCATGAACTTTGGCTAGTCTATGTTCTGGACCTGTTGGAAATCCATGGGCCTTGGCAATCTTAGATTGTTTTTTAATAGCATTGTCATCCTTTAACAAACGCCGTGAATGCTTGATTTTATCTTCGTCTTTGCTCATACCAATATTTAACCTCCTGTCATAATTTACAAGATTTCCAGCTCTCGAGCTTGTAGTTTGATCCATGTTAGCTCCTTGGGCCGGATTTTTTCATGAGTGTCTCGTCCGTGTTGTCTTACAAGCACAGCACCATTGGCATTTTCCAACCATATACGAGTGGCATGCTCATAGCATTGTCCGTGCAAAGTACGCTGATACTGAGTACTGTATTCTGGATGATACCCACGCTGGATAGCATATCGTGTGGGTTGGTCAAACATCTTTATTCCCTGAGGAAACTCGTAATAATAATCAATCATGCTTACTCCATCTCAATGCAAACAACATGGCATCATGCGGGTTTTCAAAACGAAAAGCAAATCCTTCTGTTGATTTCCAACCGTGTAAATGATAACATTTTCCAGGAGTTTTGTCAAGCCATTTGATTATATTGTTAGGAGCATGGTCTGCATTCTCCAGCATGGTCTGCCAAGAAACCACTATTTCTGTCCAATCTTCAGGAGGTGGCCATGTTTCAATCTGTGTCACGTAGTTGATCTGCAAACTTGATCAGGAACCAGCTTCGAGCTGACTCATTGTAAAAGTCTAGCACAGTGTATTCTTGATAGAATCCATAGGCTTGTCCGTTTTCTCTCTTACCTGTTTCTACCCACTGTTTGTGATAACGCTGAGTAAATCCTAACACCCGACGCATCTTGCTTCTAATCAGCAGAACGCTGGGTTCATTGAGATACTCTTGTGTGAGTACCAACATGATGTCCTGCCACACTTGATGTGGCATTGTGATCATGCCGTTTGTTTTTTTGATAGTTCGCATACCAGTAAAAAATGATCATAGGCTCGGCGAACACTTTCGTGTTCCATGAGTTTGTCTGCTTCTGCAATCATGGCCTGCACACCTGCTTCTGCACAGTCGTGAACACTGAGTCCTCTGAGAGTGGTAAGCTCGTCACCAAATGCTTCTGCCAACTCCTCCCAGGCCTTTTTCTGTCGTGGGGTCAATGGTATACGTTGCGGGCGCAGTTCACTGGCACGGCTGATGGCACGGCAAATGGCATCTTCGGCCACTCGCCCAGCCGCAATCATGGGAGCCAATGCAGGATCGATGTTGAAACGTCGACTTTGCCCACCCGGGTAACACATCACAAGATGTGTGCCCTTGGGAAAACTGTCTATGGCTTCGTTGCTGTATTCAGCAACAGGCTCATATCTACGTCCAACTTTTTTGTATAATGTGGTCATGGTCGATTCAGCTGACTCCATGTTAAGAATTCTTTCATAGCATTATACACTATTTCAGCTTCTCTGTCATCCTGTTCAACCTTGACACCACGTACCCAAAAGCCGTCAGGACCTATTCGTAGCATTTCTTCACTGCCTGCCAGGCAGGTTATGGTGTTGGGTTGATTAGAACTCTGTAGAGTGTATTCTTCTTGATTCACTATTCAACTCCGAGGTAGGTCGTACAATATTCGCCACACAGTGTCAGTGAGTTTATACATTCCAAAACGCTTGCCGCTAGGAAATCTTTTACCATCATTCAAATAATACAATAATTTAGGTTTCATTCTTCAACTCCAAAATGTTGTTTAATCTCATCTCTGATTTGTTTCAATGATCCTGCCGTAGTACACAGCCTGCAACTCTTCACCTTTTTGCTTTGCTCGACCGTTACGAATGTCTACCCAAGTCAGTGCATTAAAATGTGATTCAAACTCTTTTTCTTCCTTGACCTTTGTCAAGTTAGGTTCACCCAGTTCTACGGGGTGAACATAAACGATGTGAACATATCGGGTCATTGTTAACTCCTTGTTTGCTTTTTCAGCAAGTTCTCGAATTCGTTCGTTCATAAAAACCATTCCCGGATGTGCCAAACCGCAATGGCAACAATATTAAACCATAAAGCAAACAACGCCGTATAGAGATATATCATAGCCCAGCGTCCTGCTCGTTCTCCTTCGGTCATGATTCAACTCCAAAATGTTCTCGAATCAAATCACCCTGTGTCCCACCACCTTCAGCAAGTATCCAATCAACTCGGCCGGCACATTCTCGAACAATCAACTCGGCAAACTTTTCCAAAGAAGCTTCCCATTTAGCTCGATCCAGGCCAAGAGCATACACATCGATATGGCTTTCTCTTTCAAATGTTCTAATACGTTCGTTCATTACCAAGATCCTGGCCAAGCACAATAGCGATTGATTGCTGTATAAGCAGAACACATCTTTTTGGCCATGTCACTCTTGTGACGTCGACTCCAATAGCGATCAGCAATCTTGACAAGATCTTCTAGATCTTCTCTAGAGCCAGACCATTTGATATTGGCCACAGCAAGAGGTCGTCCGCGCCAGGCCGCAAAGCCATGATCCCAAATGCGCTGTATAATATCCTGACGATTGGTCAGTCTGGTGCCAGTGGCCAAGTCATAGATGCCGTGTGTTTTGCGTGTGGCAAAAGCACGACGCCAAGTTCTAAAACTGTGACAAAAACTCTGCCCAGAGTCTTGTACAGCAAAATCTAGATTTTTAGATTCCAACCATTCTTGATATTGTTGAGTCCACTCCGTGGGCAAAAGGTCTTGTTCTATACCATTGGTGTCATCATTGGCTAGGTATTGGATTTTGTTTGCATGCAGAACAAGATGAGTAGCACTGTGCTTCTTGCCCAAGCTCAGCAAGAAATCCAAATTGTTGGCCGCATCTTCGTCGGCCTTGGGCCCAATGGTAAACATCAACAAGGCATCGCTGTCCTTGGTATGTTGTCCAGCGCCCCAGCGATAGCCTCGACGAAGGCGTTCTCCGGCATCACACACGGCATAGATATTTTCGTAGGCCAACATTATCGTACCCTTTCAATCACTTCTGCGGCATCTGGGAACTCTGTGACACCTTCCAGCCACTCTTCCAGCACTTCATGAATCAGCAAAGTCTTGAGACTGTGTGCTTGCTGACGATCTGCTGGAGGAAGACTGCGAACAAAGTTTTCAACGGATTTTTCGTCATCCAAGGCCCACATGATGTCCAGGAGAGCTACTTGCTTTTTGGTTAATCCTTGGATGTTATACTCCATGATTCAGCTCCTTGAGTTCGTATTCTGATAGGTCAATAATATCGCCGAGGTCTTTGGCCCCACGACGGATGTATGCAGTACCACCATCTGTAAAGATGGCACCGCATTTACAGCTCACAAAGTCATGCCTGTTGGTGCTTTCAATGATATCTTCACATTGACGGCACTGGCAACGATTGCGTACTACACGATACAAAAGGTCATCCATGATGTTGCTCCTTGCTACAAGTTAATGCCGACAGCATGACATAGTTGCGCCATGCCTGTTGTACAGCATCGGGTTGTTGAAATTCTTCATGGCCAATAGGCCCAGTGTCTACCCAGACATAAGGGCTACGTCTAGGGTGAGCACCAAACTTCCTAGGCTGGTGTAGCTTGCCAGTTTCCCAGAGTTCAATGCTGACACTACGGAATTGATCTTCGTTTGTATGGCCTGCCCACTCTGGATTGCTCTGGCTAAAAAAGCCTTGACTGTAGGCATTTTCAGTACCACCACCGTAGCCAATCCAAATGCCTGCCCATTGTTCGTCGTCCCTGGGATCAAAATCAGTGCGGGAAATGATGATCAATACATCGTTGATATCAACATCTCCGTTGATAATGTCGCGAACACATCGACTGTAACTAAAACCAATCTTCATTGTACTTCCTTGTTGCGGTGTTTGGGCTGACGCTGATACCAAGTACGCACCCGCATGGTCACAGCACGATGATGATTGTGCTTGGCTACCCAGTTGCGAGTTTTTGGTGCGTCCTTGGCTTTGTTCATGTCAATCGTACTGCACGTCTGCTAGACGTCCTTCACGGAAAATGTAATAGCAATCTACCAGCCCATAACTGACCCAAATGCAATCATTGCCGGGGCGCATGGTATAGTTTTCAATGCCTTTGTCCTGCAGATCTTTTTGCACCAACAAGGCTTCCAATGAGTTTACTTCGTTCATTTCAATCCCAACTTTTTTTGTCACCATAGCGTTCATTGTGATCGTACCCGGCATGGTAAGCCTCGATATCTGCATCACTCATGATGTCTGCTGAAAGCTCTGGACTAGATCCAGTGGCGGCCAAATACAAATGAGGTCTGCGCGGACGGCCATAATAACTGTCTGCGGACCCACGGTCAAATGCGCCCCCATGGCGTGTGTCATATTCTGTGACTTGTGATACAAACATATCTGCTCCTTATTTTTCTATATTATAACGCTGAATCCATTTCTGGTCAAGCGCCGTAGTACACTTCACGATCTGCATCGTCCAGTTGCTGAATCAAGACTTGAATGTCTTCCACTGACAGATCAAAGCGAGTGGCAACCTGTTCCACAGTGGCGCCTTTGGCCAGAGCTTCTTCAACGTCAATGGCCAAGTTTGAGAAATATCCCATTATAGTGTCCTTTCACGTACATCTGTATTCAAGTTTGGGCGGTGAGTGCGAATCAATTCACGCTCAAGTTTATGAGCATCTGCTTTGCCACGCACCACATCCAAGATACCATAATCAAAAGAGTCAGTGCCACGCTCACGCAAGGCTTCGTAAAGTGCCCAGGAGCGGTCTTCTGAGCGACTACGATAGAGATGCTTGTTCATACGAACTCGCAGGCTTTTTTGCACAGTGCTTTCTGTTTTGGCAGTGACACCAATGTAGAAGTCCTCGCCCGAGCGTATCACATAAATGATATGCAAGCGATCTACACGTTTTTTGCGGGTTACTTTTTTACTGTTCATACATATATTATAACCGAAAACGCATTTCTGGTCAACCAGCAAAAATCCACTAAGTTAGTGCGTACTAATCCTGCTTTTTAGGGGGTTTTTGGTGTTGTATTTTAGCCACAATTATACAAAATAATGAATTACTTGTCAACCTATGCCCAACTACACTGAACCAAACTTCAACAAAGCCATGATATTGCTACTGCGGGCTCGCGGGTTGGATTTTGAGTTTGTTCCTTGTGCGTTGGGACGTCCTATTGTAAGCAGTCGTTGGAACATAAATCTGCCTGAAATTTCACAACAAAGATGGAATCAAAAAAACTTTCGCCTGGTCATACATGCTCAGGATTTTATACACTGGTACAACAATCTCTGTGTGGAACTGCACTGGCTAGAGCAACAGTTTACTCCCGAACAACAGAGCAAGATTATATTTGTGGCCTGGGATCACAGACTGGCGGAAATCTATCAAGGCAATATTAAAATTGTCAACTTTGCCAGTCACAGTTACGAACTTGTACATCAGTTAAAAGCCCGATGGACGGAGTGGAAGGATGTACACAAAAAGAATATCAAATATAACTGGATCTGTTTGAATGGTCGTGCCCGAGAATATCGTCAGGAAGTCTACAACATGCTGAGACATGAATCATCTGGATTTTGCAGTCACAGCATTTTTAATCCCATTGACATACATCCCTATCAAGACTACAATTTTAACAATGTAGAAAATTTCATCAAGCTCCAGCCGGTGTATCAATCAGCTCATGCCAGCGTGATCACTGAAAGTCTTTATCAAGATGTGGGCGGCATTGTCACAGAGAAAACACTGTTGGCCATAGCGGCTCGTCATCCATTCATGTGCATTGGTCATAGATACTGTCACGAAGATGTTGCCCGCTTGGGATTTCAAAACTACAATGATGTATTTGATCTCAGCTACGACACAGAAGATTGTGCCACAAGAATGTATTCGGCAGTAAAAAACAATCAACAACGGTTGGCAGATTTGGTAGACATCGATCACTTGAGTGATAAAATCAATCAAAACTTTGACTATCTCATGGGCAACTATGCTGACAGCATTCGTGCCCGTGCTGAAGAAGATCTAAGAATACTGTTTGAGAAACGCTGGTAGGTCGCCGTAGAGATTGGCCAACATGGCTTCACGACTAGAAAACAATATCAATTGTTTTTTCTTAACATCAATGTAATAAGGCCATTGCAGTTTGTGATCAAGATCCAGCAATAATCTTTTGTTCAATCCACGCTTGCTGTCGGGCAGTGACACTGTCCAGGATTCGAGATTCAGTGTTTTTAAAACTGTGTAACCAATGGCAGTGAGTCGTAGACCACCCTGGGGTCGTATGTTCATGTACCATGTGGTCATGGCCTGATCAACATCAGTGGAGTCGGGCAACAACTCCAACAGCGTTTGTGTTATTTCTTTTTTATTGTTTGCCATCGGGATAGATCCTATCTCCCGATTTCAATAGCACCACAGTGAACTTGTCGCTCTTGAACTGTTGGTTGAGTTTCTTGGCTAGATTGATAGCATGGCCAGGATTTGAAAATGATACTTTTTTATACTTGGGTCCTGGATATTGCACCAGATAGTTGGAGGTCTTTAGATTGATGGGCTTGTCATCAAAGAACACTGCCCAGATACCTTCACTGGCCAATACTTGTTCAGTCTTGTAAGTGCTTTTGTTTGTGAGTTCTACAAGAACTCTGGGTTTTGGTCGGCTCATAATAATCTCTCCAGTTTATTTATGATTAACTGGGTAGATTAAAAAGAACCTCCATGCATTTCCACAGTGACAACTTCAGACTGTGATTGAGGTTGGGTACGCAACTGCTCAAGATCCAACAACAATTTGGTTATTTCACTGTGTAGCATTTTGGCTTCACTCAGGGGGCAACTAAAGTCTTTAGTGCCCCGGCTTTCAAAGTGTTGTAAGCGATCAATGAATTTCTTGATGTAAAGTCCACTCATTACTGGAATGTAAATGCATCAGGTGAATGTACAGGACCACGATATTCGTAGCGTTGCAACAGGATCAATTTGGGACAGAATTCTGTGGTCCAATGCCCGTTGGCATTGACCTGATACCATCCTGCGGCAAACCAGCTCTTTGATTTTCTTTGTTTGGTGTATATGGGCAAGCGACGTTGCACGTCATAGATAGCATTGTACGGCATGGAATCTGTGGCAAACCCATTGACTGCATGATCTTTGTTTTCTTTGCGCTTGGCAGGTGGATCTTCAAAGGTAATTTTCGTGCGATTTTTTATGGTGCGGATGGTTTTAAATTCCACAGCATCGTTGTACATACGCACAGTAAAGCCTTCGGTATTGGCTTCTACTGTGCCAATCTTTTGATCATTCTCTTTGAGAATCCAATATTTGTTTGCTATCACTGGTTTTGCTAGAATCATTTGTTCAACACTCCTTGATATGTTTTATTGAGCCAACGTCCAAACTGTTCAGCATTTTCACTGGCACGATTCAACTCGTATTTACCGCAAAATTTCATGAAATGACTGCCCACTTGCCCAACGTCTTTGTGACTGATTTGTTGCATAATTGCATCGTCTACTGCCGCTTTTACTGCATCGGGCTGGGCATTCAAGTCAATCAAACTGCGATTACGGTTGTAATCATCCAGCACACGATGTTCTTCTCCATTGTGATCGGTCCAACGCTGTAACATCAAATTGTTCCAACTGTAGCCGCGAGCACCGCGATCTGCAAAGGCTTCTTGCAAACCCACCTTGTTCTTTGTGCCCTTGGTACGCACACCCGGAAAAGCAGAGAACACATTGTCTGACGTGTCGCCACGCATACATTTTTCAAACAACAGCCATTCAGGATTGGGTATGGTCTTGGGCTCTTTGGTTTTCTTGTCAATCACTGCTTTGCCCTTGGCATCAAAAATACCTGTGGTGGTCAACAGTTCATCTGTGATGCCATTGTACTGATGCACATTTTCTGCCAAGAGTTGCACAAAGTCTGTGTCGCTGGAAATGATATAGTGTTCATCCTGCGGATGCAGTGCAATCCAACGAGCAATAACATCATCAGCTTCAGCATTGGGTTCACGAATCACAGAGCAGTTGGTACGTGTTTCCAAGTATTCTTTGAACATGTCAAAGGTTTCCCAAAACAACTTATCTTCTTCTTGCTCACGTTCAGTCAACGCCGCACGAGCGTCACTGCGATTCTTTTTGTATGGAGCATAATGATCCTTGCGCCAGCTACGACCTTCTAGAGCAAACACCACATGATCTGCTTGAAACTTGTTGAATACCTTGTTCACAGCACTCAAGGTGATGTGTAGAGCATAGCCCACTTTTTCCCAGGGGTCCTCGGCACGGAATGCCACGTGACGAGCTCGGAAAAACATGTTGGCAGTGTCGATCAGTAAGTAGCGCATAGGGCTCACAGAAATTTGTTGTTGATACAATATTGTAACATAAAACGTGCCCAAAAGCTATGAGCTGTCTTGCCATAATGATAGGAATTGGGTGCTACCGTTTCATGCCCATTTTGAGTAACAGTAGATGCAAAAGTTTGAGCAGAATCGTATGGATCAATATAGCTAGTACCCCAGTCTTTTCTTTCTGTAACGGAAGAAAAATCATTGTTGCCATTGAAAAATACATGCGGTATTTTCTTTTCTGTCAGTTCTTGGTGAAATGTCCAAATCTTGTCATGAGCGTCTTGAGTTCGAGCTTGCCAATCTACGCCAAGGATATAGTTACGATATTTCTCTTGCAGTGACTGAGGCACTTGATCTTGCCCACTGGCATTGACTTGATAATAAGTGCCTTCATGCAACCACTCTTCACGCTCCCAAGTGGACCATTGAATTATCATCAGTGTGCGATACCAATCCTGTTGATTGTTGTCAACCCAGTCACGAGCAGTTCGTAAAATGCGATCGTTTGAGCTGGCACTTTCTGCTTCGCACTTAAAAATAGCCTTGGCAGAGTCTGCTAAGATTCGTCCCCAGCTCACTGCTAGATTATCTGGATGCGGCAGTCTGCCTAGATATCTTAATGCGCCATCATCTTCGGCAAAGGCATGAGCATTTACAGCTTCTGCAGCCGCAGTATGACTATCACCGTTGACATATAATATCATGATTTTGTGAGTACTTTCATAGTTTCAGCCTCAGCCACACGTTTGCGTAGACTGCTGGAACTAAAAGAATGATCGCGACCATTGAATATAATTTCAATATTTCGTTGGTGACATTCTGCTTTGCCAGAAAAATCCTTGTGTTCATACTCCACACCAAGCACACGAACATCTACCGGTAGTATCAACAACAAGTCACGTAAGTCTTGTTCGGTTTGATATACAACCACTTCATCCACATAACGACAAGCAGCCAATTGTATTTGACGTTCCACAATGCTTTGCACAGGATGGTTTTTGGTATCTGGGCGATCAATAGTAGGATCTGTTTGCAAGCCGGCAATCAAGTAATCGCAATGATTTTTTGCTTCGGCCAACATGGCAATGTGACCGGCGTGTAGCATGTCAAAGGTAGAGAATGTTATACCAATCTTCTTGCCGTCTTCTTTGAGTTTTCTAATGTGATTGAATATCATGAATGCTCTCTACGTCCGTCGCCAATGTCCCTGCTCTGCGTAAACCGCATGGAGTTGTCAATGGCTTCTGATTGTTCGTATGTTTCCAATACCACATTGCGGCACACACTCTGAAACCATTGATCCACTAGATCAGCATCTGTTTTACCTTGATACCCTGCACGAGACAATTTGGAAATAAACTTGTCATTCCAATCAAATTCAAATGATCCAGCGTTGATATTGTTGGGATCTACATCCATGCTGAGTATGGCAATATAGGGCTCGCCTTTTTGTGTGGCCATGTCTTTGTCGGACTTTTTCTTACTTTTTGGCGGTTCTGCAGACTTTTTTATATCTTCTCCAACTTTTTCGTTAGAAACAGCGGTTGGCTTGACTTTTTCTTTTGTTTTAAACAGATTAAATATTCCCATTTTCTTTCCTCTTAAGTTCTATCAGTACTTGTAATTTATCATAGGCATCTTTCAGCGTGGGATCTTGTTGTATTGTACGTAGATCCTGTATCCATGATGCAGTTGAGGCCCACCCATCATCTCCGCCGTTGTTGCGATACACAGCATCGGCTTCGGTAAGATAGCTTTCATAGTGATCCACACTGATTCCAAAGAAAGCGTTGCCATCCAGCATGGCCAAGGTTTCAGCAATAGGACGTAATTTTTGTTTGTCTTCATCAGAAAAGAGCCTGCGCCACCCGCCATCGGGCTCTTCAATTTCGTACAGTATCTTGGCACGATTGTCTGGAGGCTCTATGTAAACTTTACTCATTGATACGATTCTTTATAAAATTAGCTATCACCAACTGTGCCGACAATGCAGGATGTCCGTGGCTTTCAAATTTTAGTCCTTGACTCTGCGCCCATTGAGACAAGGTTGTTTTTGGTAGCCAAATCCAGCGATCTAAATTTATCTGTGCCACTAACTGTTTGATCTGATCAAGATCATCTAGTCTTTTGTGAAACCATTTTTCATTTTTCACATTGAAATTGTGTTGCAAGGGCTGGCCTGGATAAGCGATATAATTATGATGAAATGCATTGAACATCCAGCAAGTGATATTGCGCATACGGCATAGGTCTTGCACAATCAATATCTGTCGCACTAATTGTTCAAAGCTCAACCACTCGTTGTGATTTTCCACATACCACGTTTTGTGTACTTGCCTAGTGATAGAATCTTGATCGTTTTCAAAACTAGTGCAATCTGCTCTAAGCCTCATGCGATCCCCATTGGCGCAAGGCAATTCTTCTCGATCCAACCCAGTCCATCCTATCACAACAACATCGGGTGTATGTGTGTAAAGATAGTCTATGGTTGTACGAAAGATCCTTGTGTTTGATGCTCCAGACGCCGCTATGTTGTCATGAGACTCAAATATCAAAGCTGGCCAGTATTGTTGTTGCCATTGATTACTTTCTAACTCAAGATGGCTTTGTTCCACAAAACTGCAACCATTAAACATTGCAGTCATTCTATAACATTTCCTTGTTCATCTATTTCACACCAGGTATAGTCGCCCATCCATTTGACCTTGGCAATGTATTGATAGTGATCTGGAGCACCCGTTGACCAGTCGTTGGGGCCAAGATGTGTGAGGATGACTCGCTGATGCTGGTGGTCATGTGCCAGCCAGTATGGTTGCCCGTGATAGGTTTGAAATTGATAGTAGGCCGAATGCACCATGTCTGTGATGTCTAGTCGACGCTTGATACCGGCAGCTTGTCGCTGTAGCACTTCGACCAGTTCAAGAATTCTGTTGTATTCTTGAGAAGCATGCATCCTGGCCACATTGACCATGATGTCTTTCTGTTTGGTAACAGGAACAAGATCAAACTTGGGCCCGCCGGCTTCTGTGGGATACGGAGTGATGTTTCTATTAAAGAACTCAACTACCACATTGCCAGTGGTTACATCAAAACTGTTTTGACCTTTGGCTCTGTTGTTTTCCAATCAAGTACCCCAGGCGTTACGCCAGATATCCACTTGCAGTCTGGGACTGTAGCGCCATCCTCGATCCAAGGCCAACTGCGCCACTTGTTCAGTGTTGAGATTGTATACGTCGGGCACACCGCCCATGGGCATCAAGTACACCGGCCCGCCAAATCCTGCTTCTCGATACTCTTCCACTGCACGTTCAGCGTCTGCTACGTCTTGTTTGGTAGCCACAACAAACTTTAGATAAGTCATTCCAACCATTTCGTAACTCTTGACAATCTTAGAGTTGATTGCTGACTCCCATGCTTCACCCGAACAAGGTAGTTTGGGACTCACTGAGAATGTCAGTTTGTCGTAGTCTCTACCATAACGTGTGAACTCTTCAAACAGGTATTCATATACATCAGAATGCAAGGGCTGGCTGCCGTTGGTCTCAAAAGTAAGATTGCGTAAGCCGCGCTGGCGACAATATTCAATGAGATCGGGATACAGTTGCTGATATCCCAGCAAGGGTTCGCCGCCTGTGATCACAAGATGTACGTCATCGCCTATGCCTTGGTCCCAACGATTGTTAGGGATCATAGCATGCATCTTGTCCACAATATCTTCCACGCTGTCTTGCTCGTTGAAACGTTTGAATTCAGGATAGATGCTGGCATAGCTGTCACAGCCTGTTTTTGCTAGAGGCAAGTCTTCAAACTTTTTGTATTGATCGATATTTTTAATAATCTCAATTACCTCAGGATTGTGTCCTTCCAGCTGTTCATCGCGAGGGCGACCAAATTTACGGCAACGGAAGTTGCATCCGTATGTGCGAAAGAATACCGACGGCACTCCGGCCCAGCGTCCTTCGCCTTGTAAACTGTAAAATATTTCTGTGTATGTGATTTTTTCCATGATCGTATTTAGATAGTTTCAAAAATTTCTTCTTGTAAATAGCGTTGCAATTCTTTGTCTGTGGGTTCTACGGCGTAGTTGCGTTTGAAAAATATCTCATAACTGTCCGAACCGTATTTGCCAATGCCATATAACATTGTAGCATCTTCGTGTTGCCAAGTCAAGAAATCTTGGGTCATACCATGTAATCTTTTATATCGGACATTAACCATTCCTAACGGCCATATAACATCCTTTACTTCTTCTTCAGAAGCCTTTAAGAATTTATTAGGAGTACTCCATTTATCCATAAAGATTGGAAATACTGTTTTAACTGGTATGCGTCCAGTTTGGTTCAACATGATCACAGCCACCATGTGTTGCCAAGCACCATTTACTGTGTGTCCGGCAGGTAATTGCTGTTGCACCATCAAATCATCTCGTAAAGGTTTGATCAGCTGTCCTGCCATGTCTGCCTCCATGAATATGACAATCTATCGCTGACATGATACTCTCTGTCAGCAGTAAAAACTGCGGCTCGGGTTTGAGTCACGCATCTATCTGTATGCATTCCGCCGAACAACACTATTTTCGGATTCATATATGATATGATCATGGCAGTTTCTTCATCTGATGTGCTGACATGATCTTCGGGTCTCATGACGAGATTGTTGTTTGCGATCCGATCACCAAACTTTTTAAAGTATTGCCATCGTTGACCAAACTGCGACTCTGTAATCCTGGTGGTTTGATTGAGCAATCCACCATACCCTTCTTTAGTGATAAAGTCCAACTGATAAATCACGGGCCATGCTATATCTTGTAATTTTTGCACTAACTGGTCGCTGAATTCCTTCCATCTTACATTGGACTCATTGACATCAGGATCTGGCATGGACTCAAACAAGTGCACCATGACTACCACAACTTCAGACATGCTGTTCATTGGGATGCCACTTTTTCCACCACTCCTCCCAGGGAAAAACAATCCACTGCGGATCGTCTACTTTGTTCACTGTCTCTGCAGTGTAGTTCACATATATTTCAGCGGCGCTGGTTTCGTTGTCGTATAGTGTGGCAATACGTACATTGTGTCCCCATACATCTGCCCAGCGTGAGTCGTTGGGCAAACATGATTTTTGCCAGTCTTGACGTATCCAGTTTATAGTAGCACCCGAATCATTGATATCGTCTACAATGAGAATGTTTTTAGCATTGGCTCCGTGAGCCTTAATCAGCGCCATGCCAGCTTCAGTTGCAGTCAACTCGACAGGTTCGTAACCAAACGCATCTTCAGCCATCCACAAATTACTTTCGCATTCTGAATCATCGCCATCGCGCAATCTTACCTGCAGAGCATACATTGGGCAGTCTAAGTATTGACTGATAAGATTGGCTGGAGTTAGTCCTCCACGGGTAATACCTACAATGTAATCGGGTCTCCATTGATCCAAATACATCTGACGTATGATCTCTTGAGTTTGTCTTTGTACATCGGTCCAACTTACATAAACTTTTTTCATGACAGCACATACCAATCATCCCATTGGGACACATCTTGATGTTTTCTTCTGTAACCTTTGCTTGTAAGCAAATCAAAAATCTTTTCTCTCATGGGCGTGTAATTGTGCTCACAAGTGATCATTTTAACAGTGTATTGATCAAAATCAAAATTAGCAAGTATAGCAAATTCACTGCCTTCGGTGTCTATGGACAGATAGTCAATCTCTTGTGGTGCCTGATATTTTTTTAGGAGATCCAGCAGAGAGATAGTTTTCACAGGATATTTTTCCCCGTTGCGACGGCGGCCGGAATGTGGGTCACAGGAACTGAAAGTGTCAATGGTAGACAATTCAGGACCATAGGATGCCAGCGAGCTATCAACCTGATTGAACATCAATTCCAGATTGGTCTCGCTCCACACACAGTCGGTGGTGATGTGTGCTGTGCGATTCTGCATGAGGCTGTTGTGCCAATGCCGAGAAGGTTCTGCCAGTATTCCTTGCCAGCCAAATTCTGTTTCCAGCAACCAAGTATTGCTGATATCGACGCCGTTGGTGGCCCCAAACTCTACAAAGTAACCTTGCTGTTTCAATCCCAGTTCATCCAGCACAAAGAGATCCTGCCCCAGCTGAGATTTAGTCTTGGCCAATTTTGGGTCAGTTGAAGAAGAAATATACATATTAGATCGTACCTTTCAGTGCCATGCCCACTCCTTGTTCCAAGGATATCTTGGGCGTGTAAAATTGTAACATCTTTGAGTTGTCACTGCAACGATAGTCCACTCCTTTTGGGGCACCAATGATGTGTCGTATCTCAGGCGTGTAACCCATTTGATCACAAACAATCTTGCACAGTTCATTGAATGATGTTGGTCTGCCCCAGCCCAAATTCACCGGTCCTGCGATGTCTTGTTGTATGGCTTGATCAACTGCTTCTACCACATCTGTGATGTGTATGAAATCTCGCACCTGAGTACCATCGCCCCAGATCTCAAAAGGATCGGCACGATTTCTTCCACGCTGGATATAACTAGGGAATGGATAGTCTAAGTCTTGGTCTGTGCCATATCCGCTGAACGGACGGAAAACATGTGTGCGAATACCTTCTGCTTCCAGGAACTGCAGGCAGTATTCACCAGTGAGTTTGGCCCAACCATAGGTCATGTCCGGATTTCTAACATCATTGAGATTGATGTCGGTTTCTTTCAATTGATAGGGTTGAGTTTGCAACTGTGTAGGGTAGGCCGCACTGGAACTAAAATACACCACTCGGCCAGGCCGAGTCCTCAGTGCCCATTGGCACATCTCGGCATCAATGCTGAGATCGTTGGCCACACTAAGCGGAGAACCTTCAATGGTAGCACGGCCTCCTACAATAGCGGCCAGGTGTATGATCATGTCAAATCGTTGATCACTCTGGCGGAACAGATCTCTGCAATCATTGCCATCCTTAAGATCTACTCCAGTGATATCATGGTCTTGGTATTTTTTTACAAAATATTTCCCAACAAATCCTTGGTGCCCTGTAATCAAAATTTTCATTTGTTATCCTTGTTGATTGTTCCATTGGTCAAACTCTACGTCTTGGAATCCCCAGTTGAGATCTTCATCGGCTAGTTGAGCTGTTGCCAACACAGCCGCAGGATCCCACGCTCCAGGTAGCATATTCCTGTCGTGATCTTGATGTAATGTAAAGCAAGGAAATTTGAATATGCCTTGCTTTACTCCTCGGCTGATGAATCGCAACATAGACACACTGTCATGATGACCTGCACATGCCAGACCTTGATAGAATCCACCCACTGATTCTGCAGTGGCCTTGGATATCAGCATGAAATCGCCAGCACCGTTGGTGTGTATGGTTTTTTCATTGTATGACGATACAGGTATCTGATCCGTGGGCATTTTGATATCTGCTGTAATACTCTGCTGACCTTGCATTCCATGCAATTGGAAGATACGCTGGAAAGCGTATCTGATGTAGTCACTTGGTTGTACAGATTCAATTCCATCTCCGTCAAAATCATATCTGTCACAACGATATACTATGCCATCTGTGAGATTCTGTTGTGCCAGGTAATCTACCAGCTCATGAGAAAACAAGATGTCTGGATTGGATATCAACACAAACTGTCCCTTAGCTCTACGTAATCCAACATTTTTGGCTGGAAATTCTGCCAAAGGCCTACGTGTACCAGTGCGTAGATGATATTCATTGGGCACTGTGATTATCCTTATAGGGAGGTCAGTGCATGAAGGAATGATCGTGCTCAATGGTTCTTGATCTGTGGGTGGATTCCACTCCACAATGACTAACTCAAACAATCCGGGATATTTTTGTTGACATTGGTCCAGCCCTTGCACAAACATGTCAAGACGCCGTCGCATGTTCTCACCGTAGTTGTCATTGCGTGTGGTAACCACTACGGAGATATAAGGATCGGTCAAAGTTTCTTTGCCTTTACTAACAGATGCCAGCCAAGATATTCTTTTACTGCCTGGCGCACTTCGTCGGGCATGGCTTCAAACCAAGGTTCAAGTTCATAGTTCCCAGACTTGTAGGCAGGCACATTGTACATGAAACAATGATCTTGACGCAGTCTCTCTATGTGAAACTGTCCTTCCAGCATGCGATGGATGTCTTCTCTCGAATAAGCCTGTGCATAAGGACAACCGCTCTGTGCTTCAAACTGATCTAGGCCTTTTTGTATCATGGCATACTTCCAGGAATTTTTGGCATAGACCATGAAACGAAACTCACCGCCAGGTTTTAAAATTTCATGTACATTGTTGATAATAGTGTCAATGGCCGGGAAGTGATGGATAACTCCATAACTGTACACAAGATCAAATTTTCCCAGTGCCGACAATGCAGTGGTATCGCTGGCATCAATGTTATGGAACTCTCCTTCAAGTTCCAAAACTTTAAATCGTTGTCGAGCAATCTCCACACTTTGATCGCTGTAGTCTACACCCACATATTCGGCTCCACGCTTGGCAAACTCTTCAGCATCACTGCCAATGCCTGACCCAATCTCTAACACACGTTTTCCGGCCCAGAGATGAAACCCAGCAAATTCTCTAATGTGTGGCTCCACACGATATCTACGTTCCGACACTTCCTGATAGAACTCAGGGGTGCCTAGTTCGCTACGACCGTGTAAGATATTGCATGGTTGACGATTCCAGTAGGACTTGATTTTATCCAACAGGTGTTGATCTGCATTATGCATGTACGCTCACCTGATTATTTGGATCTTGTTCCTTGCCAATCATGTATTCCCAAGGGTCTTGCTTGCCCAGCATCACTTGTTCATACCAGTCATTGGGCTGACCAATGCGTTGTAGATACCAGGCAATCTTGTTGGCATCGTTCATTCGTTTGTTACGGAAAGTTACGTGATTGAAATCACGAGGATCATCGGGGCGGCCTTCCAGCATGGGACGATTCTTAAATGTGGCATCCTGGTTATTGCCAGTGATGTCAAATCTGTCGTGTAGAACCTCAACATCGATGTTTTGCATGATACCCACAATGTAGGATATCTGACTGATGGTGGCATCTGTGAGTTGATGATTGCTGAGATGACCCAGTAGGTAATACCAGTCTCTTGGCACTATAGGAAATATGGCATAAGGATGTTGATTATGTGTGGGCATGCGGAGACACAAGAATTTTCCATTGTGTTCGGTAATGCGTTGATCCCAATCTTTGGTCTGCATCACAGCGTCATCGTTCCAAAACATCAACCATTCACCGTTGGCTAATCCGGCCAGAGCATTTAGATACTCGTGCAGTCGAAGATACCCCAGCGGTGTAAATTCAATCACAGTGGCGTCTACACCTCTGTCTTCTAACTCAGGAAACACATATTGCTGGCACCATTCAAGAGATTGTTTGTCATCATTGTCAAAGGCCAACATGATTTCTATCTCAGAAGGGTCATGAGCTAGATCCAGCAAACTTAACAAACTTCGTTTCAGCATGTCCGTTCTACCACGTGTGGGCAGTAGTACTGATATCTGATGACTAGGCTTTTGCGCCCAAATTTTGCTTATGCCTACTGCTGTTTTTGTGCTCATATTATCCTTCATATACTGCCGAATTGCCAGCATGTTCAAACACTTCCGCACTGCGTAAACGTACACCCTGGCCCACAGGATATCGACATTTGAATTCTTGTAAAGTGTCTCCGTTCTCTGCTACCAGGAACCAAGAATTACCTGCTTGAAATGCCTTGAGAATATTTTCCATGGTTGTGTAAGCAAGTTCAGCAAACTTTTCGCAACCCACACCCTCGACAATTCTGAGGTCACACACTCCGCCTTGATCTTGTAATCCAAACATGGCCATGGTCTCAAACAATTTCAAATGTGGATCATCCTTGGCCACAACCAGGGTGTGATCAAACACATATTCGCTCCATTCTTTAAATGCTTTGAGTCCACCAAAGTCCATGACCCAGTTACGGTCGTCCAAGGTTTCACTTTCAAATACAAGTTTGATACCAATTGAATATCCATGTAATAGACTGCAATGACTGTGCGTACTACGCCACTGTCTAAAACAGCATGATAAGCCGCGGTCAGTGCCGTATGTTTTTGTTGAAAGATATTTTGCCATTTGTTTCTCCTATGTTAGATTATAGCATAGGCTTGCAGAATTTGTAAAGCGGGATGAATGCCGGAAAGGCCGCTGTGAATCTATTTACCAGGGTTATAATCTGGCTTTTTATAGTTGGCTTGGCCAGGGATAACGCCACGCACACCGCCCACCGGATCTTCAACATCACCATGCCGTCTTGGAATCATGTGTACATGAGGATACAGCACTGTTTGCCCGGCAGCCGTACCGCAGTTCATTCCAATGTTGTAAGCATCAGCATCGCCCTTGAGTACTACCCATTCGCCATAGCGTTGGGCGGCCCGAAAACAATCTATAATGTTATCGGGTGTATTGACTTTGGGCACGAACAACAAATGCCCCTGGCTCACTGGATAACGGTCTCGAAAGATCCAGAATTTCTTGTCTTCGAAATACGCATCATCCCAGGGAGCAATACCTTGCTCCTGTGCTTGTTTGAGAGTGGCTGTCATATTAGTTAAAACTCCATAATAGTTCATTCATAATGCGGTATTGCCCTATGGTACTCACAGCCGCATTAAATCTAAATTGGGTACCTTTGTTAATCTGTTTGTTATAAACTCCTCGCATGTAATATGTAGGAGTTTTTAGAATATCAAGATTCTGTTTAGTATAAACTAATTGCCCTGAGCTGTCAAATGAACTGGGCACATTGGCCTCGACTTGACCACTGAGTACACGGGGCGCCTGCCCGAGATAGATACCCATATCGTTTTTCTTATCGCCCCAACGATATCCTGCTTCGGCCCAAGTGCCCAGGGTAGGACTCACACGAGTAATCAGTCCTGGGTTGATATCTGTGGTTACATACATCAAACTGGCCTTGGCAACAAAGCCGCCTTGGCGGTATGATACAACGTTGTCAAACACTGAGGATGATCGTACCGTGCCCCAGACTCCACTGAAACTAACCCAAGGGTTGAAATTGAGCCGCGTGTATTGTGACCCAAACGCCCAAGCATCTTTTTTCCATACCGCAGGAATGCCTATACTGTACTGTCCTCCTCCAGGATCGTTGGGAGATTGATCCCCAGCAATACGCAACCCATTTACAACATTGGCCCTGACACCAGTTAAAAATTCAGCAGGGCTGGCAAGATCGTGATCGGCGCCCATGAAGTTGTTTCTTTGGAAAGCATCAAGTCCTGTGACATTCATTGGTCTAGCGTTGATCATGAACGGTCTTTGTAAAGCGTCCATGGCTATCATCTGTCCTGATCCTATGTCTACACCACTCACATGCCCTGACAGCATCTTTGCACCTATTGAAAGAGCACCTATGGGTCTCAATGCGGCTTCTAGATCTATCACACTGCCGTTCCAATAAGTGGCCGCTGTTTGTGCCAGCACAGCATTGGCCGCGGCTGTGCTCATGTACGGCCACTTCTGTTTGATTAGATCCACAGCGGCCTGTGCTGTTAATGTGGTTTGTGTACCCATTTGACTCATGTACACAGCCATCTTCTTGTCATTGTTGGCCTCATACACAATCATGGTCACTAGATACATCTTGCCATCTGGAGCTTGAAAAATGTTTACTGTGCTGTTGGCTTCATTGGCACCCGTGCCCAGGCTGGTAGTCATTGCGGCAGCCTGTTTCAAAAAGTCCGTGAATATTTTTTGATGTGCGGCTACATATTTGCCATCACTGCTCTTTAACAGTACCTGTGTGCTATTATGATTGCCTGAAAAGTCTGTGGCACTGACCATGATATCGGTGCGGCCGTCACCATTGACATCCAAGAATCTAGGGTTATAGGTAGAATAGGTATTGGTATCATACCCAACCAATGTGTCTGCAGTCACATCTTGGAACACAGCCGACCCATTGTTTTTTAGGAACTGGATGGCACTTTGTTTAGCGTGAAAACCAAGACGGCTAAAAACAATGGCATCTGGTCGTCCATCTTCGTTGAAATCGTGCGACACTACTCTCACATTGTGATCCAACAATGGTGCAGGAAGATCTGCTATGTATTGATAATTCAGTTGCCCTCCGACAATGGTGTAACTGTACATCTTGGTGGTGCGGGCGTCACTGCATGCGGCGTTAGTTGTGTTACAAGCATTGTCTGTGACAATGATTTGTTTTTGACCGTTGCCTAAAAAATTATCTGCAACAATACTTGAACCGCCCCATCGCAAATCGCCAGCATGGCCTCTACTGTCTATGTAAGGAGTAAAATTGTTTACACGGTTGTTGATGGCCAGTGTGGTGTTGGGTCCATAGTCCACAAACAATAAATCTTTAAAACCGTCGCCATCCATGTCGGCAATGGCGCTGTCATGCGCCCAGACATTGGTCAATGGAATAGAGATACGATTAAAGTGAGTGCCCTGGTTGGAAAAAACATATCCAGGGCCATAGTGTTGCATGTCCGTGCTGGGTGCTACCAGCATGTCTTTTCGTCCTGTGTTGAACAAATCCGCAAACTTCACACTGGGTTCTGTGCCCAGGATTTCGTTGATACCGCCTGGAAACCACTGTGCGGTACGGTCAATCAAGGTACCGTTTTCCCAGGCCAGCAAAGTAAGTCGACTATTGCTCCAGGTTTCGGGGGTGGCATACTGTGTTTGTCGTCCGGCCAGTATGATATCGTTGCCACTGCCAGTGATATTGGCATCAAAGATATCAAACACTGGAGCCGCACCATCTACTTTGGTCAGAGGATCAATAGTGGCAACTCTCACAGGAGTGTGATATGGAACCTCGGCTCTTAAATATCCACCACCACCTGGGCCTCCTCCACCACCACCACCACCGCACCCAGCAAGGCCAGCGGCAAATGCTGATATTGAAACAAATAGTATCGTTCTTTTAAACGTCATAAAAATTCCAGACTAGTTATACTAAGAACAGTATAACAAAATCTGGAATTTCTGGTCAACTCGTAGACTTACCTAACTCAAAACTTGTAAATTGGCAAGTAATAGTTTGAATCGGTCCAGCATTTGCGTTTGAATTTAATTTCAATTCTGCTTTTACTGTTGTAATAATGCAAATCGGCAAAATCCGAGTCCACTAAATTGTGAAACTTGATTGTTGTGCCAGTAAATCTGTGCCCATTCTCTTGCAAAGTAGTGGTGGTATCGATTACTTTGAACCCACACAGGCAACAATCAAGAGTGGCTTTGTCTCGGATAATTCCCAACATATAGTATTCTTTGATTGTGGCAATTTTGCTCAACCATCCCTGCACATGAATGTTCCAGACTCCTTGAACATTCTGTTGGGAAAAGTGTGTTTTAGCATCCTGATCAAAATTTTGAAACACACTGGCTTCTGTAGTCAGTTTGGATTTTTCTTGTTTGCTTACACTCTTGACATCAATGCCAATGTCTGTGCCAATTTTTACATCAATCAAACTATGACCAGCACCATTCCATACAGCACCAGGTATGCTGTCACTCACAGCATATTCCCATAACTCTTTTCCAAGACTCAGTGGACGACCCAGAGCAATGTGTCTACGCAATGGTGCAAGTATACTGTCCATCTCTGTTTGAAATGCAGTAGAAAAATTAGCACCAACCAGGGTGCTAATTTCTGTTGTTGTCATTGGTTCAAGACAATATGTCATCTAGGAGCAAATTCCTGCTGTAGCTTGATATTGTCCATGAACTCTTTTTTTACCCCTGGGTCTGTTTTAAACACCCCAGTTAATACTGTGGTTTGTGTCAGTGAGCTATGTGCCATGATACCACGATTCTCGCAACATCCGTGTGTGGCTTGAATATAAACTCCTACGTTTTCACTGTCTGTGGCTCGCATGATTTCACGTGCTATGTCGTTGCACAGTTCTTCTTGTAACGTGCCGCGCCGAGCACACCATTGGGCAATGCGTGTGTACTTCGACAATCCGATAAGCTTCTGCGCGGCAATGATTCCAATATAGGCGACTCCTGAAACTGGTTGATGATGATGACTGCACATACTACGCAACTCACTGCGAACAACAAGCATACCGCTATAACGATCATTGCCATCATTTGGAAAAGCGGTTGCATCAGGTGCTGGATCATATCTTCCTGCCATAATTTCGTTAAAGTACATTTTGGCCAAGCGACGTGCTGTGCCTTGTGAGTTAGGATCGTTTTCACGATCAATTAGTAATCGATCAAGCACAGTTTCAAATGCTGGTGTGGCTTCGTTGATTAGTTTTTCTATATCGCCATCATGTAGATAATCACTGATATTGTCGCCTGCCCAAAAGCGTTTGCCGTCACGTTTCATTTTAAAACGGATATGGTCGCCTAAGTATGCTTCTTTATAGTTTTTGTCGTCATCGCCTTGCTGTTCTGCGCCAGCAAGTGCGTTTTTTAAATCATCTGATGTAAATGTTGTCAATTTTTTCTCCGAGTTATTAAGGTCGTGGATGACCAGTCTTGCTATCAGTATAACAACTATTTAGACTGCTGTCAAGTGATTATATGAATTTTACGGCAATCAGGATACACTACTTTTTGATTTTGAGGAACAATGTTGAGCAACATCTCAAGACCTTTGACTGCATCTTCTATGGCAGGACGGTAATGATACCCAACCATGAACTCTTGTTGTTCTTGCCAAGGGCTAATTGACAAATCTCTGCCATCATAGCGTTGGCGTAAAATAGTTTGGTATGCTGTTGCATCGTCAAGTAGTATAGCGCCGCCGTGCCCAATTTCCAAAGGTTTAGAATATCCAAAACTTAAACACATCATTGATCCTACTCGATACATATCTGGCTCAAGTCGTCTGGCACTGTCCCATATACGGGTGTTAATAAATTGATATTCGCCTACCCACTGCTGAGTGTCTTGATCAAGATAGGTAAACTCAATACCTAGTTTGTGCATGGTCATGGGAATACTAAGATACGTATATGGCGTAAATGAACAATTAGTGATGTTATCATACCGTAAACATAATTCAATAGCGTGTGTGCAACAATCAGTCATGATTGCGTAAGTGGCGCCAGTGTACTCTGCCAGCAGTTTTTCAAATTCTAAGATAGTATCAAACAATTTCATTCTGACAGATGATCCTTTTTGATTTCTCTTACAGGGCAAGATAGTTTTTCTGCCATGGTGTTTTTAATACCAACCCGCTTGTTATTCCAGTCTCTTATTTTTATAGCACGACGTCCAATCTCTTCCAGCGGAAGTTCCATTTCTCGTCCACTTTTGAGTTCTTTTTCCAACTCCCAAATTTCATTGTGTATCTGTTGCAATTTGTTCAGATCGTCCTCAACCAACGACAACTCTAAATGTGTAGCTTGAGAGTTATAAAAATCAAGCTCGACTTGATTGTTACCGATACGTTGGTGCTTGACTCTGGCAATGGCCAGACGATCCAGTAGTTCAACAACAGGAAATTGTGGCATCATAGATATAGTTGCTCAATAGTTTTTGGATTGTCTAAAATAGACTGTATGTCATTGTTGGTAGAGTTGGGCCTGCAAGGTTTACACAATGTCACATTGGTTTTATCGTAGATGTCGTGGTGTCGTTGACTCAACCATAAATCTCGAAAATCTCCTTGATCCCAACGACCAATGCTAAACTGCGGGTTGCCTTTGTTATCGCAACATACATAGATATACCCCTCGGCACAAAATACAGGAAAATGATACATCTGGTGACAACGTTTGTATTGTCGAGGTTGAGTTTTGTTTTCATTGATCCAGTAAGGAATACTGGTCCGATCACTGGCTTGTTTAATAAAAGATTTAAGCTCTTCAGTTATTACATGAGCTTGATTGTTATAAATCACCGGACGAAAGTACAGCATACGCCCACGGACTTCTTTAACGTAATCAAAAAGATCGTTTATGGCCTGTTGATTATCGTTGTAAGGATTGATCAAACATTTAAAATCTACATTTATGCCGGCAGCAATAAACTCTTTAGCATTTTCTTTTACACGGCTAAACAAACTTTTTGATGTAAGACTTCTGCGTATTTTTTCATATAGATCTTCTGTGCCAGCATCAATATCAATACCAATCCAGGCTAGTTTTTTTAGTTTACTTACTGACACACCATCCAATAGCCGATCAAGTTTAGAACCGTTGGTAGTGATACTGGTAAGAAATCCTAGATCAATGGTATGTTCAATTACGTGTTCGTATCCTGACAGCACAGTGGGTTCGCCACCACCAGGATAAGTGATGGTATGAGTTGTTCCGTAGCTGTCAGGGGTATGAGATCGCCAGGTAGACAGTTTGTCTAGTAGTTTAATATATTCTGTGTATTTTTTCTGTACTGGAGCCGCAGATCTATGATCTGCACTGTTGCAGTAGTAACAATCTTGATTACAGATATTAGTAAGATCAATGTCTACCTGGGCCGGAAGTATGGCTTTGGTGTCACAATTTTGCATCCAATGGACAAGTTCGGCGGTGTGATACATGGATTACTTATTGTACCAGTTCCACCCATGCGTGATTATCTCTTCAATATCATATTGAGGTATCCAACCTGTGAGATTATTAAACTTGTCTGCACTGGCAGTGAGCACAGCCGGGTCTCCGCTTCTTGCTGGTCCGGTAATCAAATTGACTTTTTTACCAGTGACTTTTTCAGCTAATGTTACAATTTCTTTATTACTGTGTCCTGTATTAGTACCAAGATTGTAAACACCGCTGGGAACAGAAGAATCTATTGCCATGACATGCGCTCTTGCAATATCGTCGACATGAATGTAATCACGAACACACGTTCCATCATCAGTGGGGTAGTCAGTGCCATATAGTGTAAAGTTTGTGCCGTTTTTGATACTTTCTAATACTCGAGCAATAATGTGTGTTGCTCCTGCTGGTTGACCGTGTCGAGCTTGACTGTCTGCACCACATGCATTGAAGTAACGAAATGACACAAAATCTAGATCATATGCACGTTGATAACTTTGCAACATCCAGTCAACCATGAGCTTGCTTTGACCATACGGACTGATAGGATCAGCGGGATCAACTTCGTTTACCGGAGTCATTACAGGATTGCCATATGTTGCGGCACTGCTACTAAAAATTATTCTAATGTTGGTCAGCTTGTGTTTAACAATATAGTCCAGCATGATCTTGGTCTTGACAAAGTTGTTGTCGTAGTATTCTTCTGGATTGGCTATGCTGGGCCCTACAAGACTGGTGCCAGCACAGTGAATAATTGCATCTGGGTTGAATTTTTTTATTGATTCAAGTGCAACTTCCCCACTAAAATCTCCTGTACACCAGGTAGCGCCAGACTCTAGTAGAAGTTCTTCAGGCACAGTACGATCAATGGCATATACACTGTGTCCGGCATCTAATAATTTAAGAACTGTTTCTCCGCCAATGTAGCCGGCACCTCCGGTTACTATTACTCTCATTGTTCAATTTTCCTTACAGCGTACTTGGCATGAGCAACATGGTCTCGATACCGAGCACCTGTACGCAACCATTGTTCGCCATTGCCTTGAAGAATATCAACCACACGATCCACAGTACTGTTGTTCCAGTCTGAGATCAAGCCCATGTTGTGATGTGGTTTTTCTAACAACAAAGCCAACTTGTTAAATGGGTCGTCTTCGCTCCAGGGTATGTAAAGACGATCTGGATCGTTGGCAAAAGTTTCTGGAAACGATCGATACGCAGGATACAGAACATTACAACCAAGAGTGTCAGCTTCACTTACTGTATTAGATACCCAGTCTTGTAGCGCACAGTTGAACAGCACACGGCTATCGTTGACAAGAGCATAGTATTCGTTCTTTGAAAGATTTTCAAAGATTTGCAATGTACCTTCGTCACTCATCTTGCGAGCACGTTTAACAAAGTCAGGATTGTTTGAGCGTAACGGTCCTCCAGAGAACACAGCAAAACTCACGTCCTTGTAAACCTTTTGATACTCTTCAGCTAGATCCATAAAGAAGCCAGGTTGTTTTTCTTGGTCAAAGCGAGCGGCAAAGCCCACACGCTTTTGTCTTTGTTCAAACGGTTTAATTTTATCCGCACCGCCGATGCGTTCTAATACTTCTTCTTTGCCAAATGCCAGTCCTGAAATATTATAGATCGGAGCAGTCCATCCAGCAATACGCATGTGAGCTACCATCTCTTCGTTTGTGGCCAACACTCCGGTTACAAAGCAGTTGACCATCTTTTCATACGTCGACATCCACTCTGCCATGCCCCAGACATGAACAAAGTCATCAGGATCAATGGCTTGAGCAAGACAACGAACATAAATGCGAGGACGCTGAGCAGGATCCACTTGATCGAGAATATAAGGTAAGCTCTCGATACCAGGCTGAAACATGTCTTCAAAGTATATAACATCTTCATTTGTGACCTTTCCATTGCGCATCATCTGAACCAAGTTCATCATTTGACTCATACTAAAGTAACTGCGACCGTGTGCATCTAATACTTGTCCTACACTGATACTCTGTGTGTTGTCAATGGTATTGCCGGGCACATACACCACATCTAAGCCACGGCGATCAAACACACGACGATTCCACTCTGTGAGTTGTAGTGTGTATCGGGCTTCATAACTTTCTAGCCCCATGTAAAATAGTTTTCTCATTGGTTTCCTTCGGGTATTATTATCAAACTAAAAGTAATACTATCTTTTGGTATACAGGTATTTCGACGAAACGCATGTACAGTTTCTATATTATAATAGTCATAGTGGTCTGTGTCAAGTGGTTGCTCCCACCGATACATGTTACCTATACCATTTTTATCTGTGTTGACTGAGTAGTTTGCAGGCGGCATACCTGCAAAACTAAACCAATTGGGCGACCAATCTAAATGATACGCAGTGGTCATCATTTGCCACCCCTTGGTCAGTCGAGCTCGCCATGGCCAAAATATTACGGTAAGATCCCAAACATGTTTGCCATTAGCGTCTTTTTCATTCCACATTGTGCCATACAGCATTTCTGGTACTACTATCCGGCGGCTGATTACATTTTGTTCTGAAGTGATATCCAGTGGCAGAGGAATGGTCCAACCTACGTTGCGTAGACCTTGTAATCCTTTGCAATACCTGGAGGTATGATTGTATCTCCAACTGTCATCTCTATAGGTAGAAAGATCACCTTTGAGATCTCGATACCATTGCGGTACAAAATCTCGTATAGGCTGTGGAGGCCCACAGTCAAAGTCCTGGAGAAAACTATCTACTCGAGCTGATTCCCAAGTTAAGTTTTCTGAAACCCTGATTTCTGCGGGCTGATCTTTCATTGGTTAAAACGGGCGTGGGCTTCTGTAAGGCTTACGTTCGTCACGTTTGAAGTCTGGACGATAGCCAGCAAATCTGCGGGTGTCTTCAAACCACATATTTTTAGGATCTTTTCCTGCTTCCAGCTTGCGGAACTGTTGAAACGGATAAGACTTGTTGTTGTAGAGATCTGCTGGATCATAGCGATAGCCATAGTCCACACAGAAGTTGAGATACCGATCAAGGTCTTCCCAGACTTGGCGGCTACGAGGATTGGGTTTGAACAAGGTACGACCCATGTTGATTTCCTTTAAATAACAATTGAAAGATTAGGACGGTGAGTATTATATTCAATGAGGCAGCCGTTCTCACCATCTTCGGCTACATCAATCCACACAGCACGACCAGGATAGCGGTCTGCTATTTGTAGATACAGATCGTCTGCGATCATCTCGCAACTTTTCCAGTCAAGTTCTAAAACGGAACTCTCACCGTTATACAACGACTCGAGCCATCGCTTGAACTGAATGAACTCAATGTCCCGGTCATTGTGGAACACATCGATCCACACCCGGAAATGAAAAATGTGCCTATGAGGACTAGCAAGAAACGATACATCATATTCTCCCGCGGTGCATAATGCTGGGTCTGTTGCCGCCGCTGGATATTTATGGATGCCTTCCTTGCGGAATGTTACCCAGATCTTGCGTTCGGCACTTTGCATGATTCGGTCTATGGTTTCACGTTCACTGGCAATCATTCTGCGTTCCTCATTTCGTTGATCCACTCATCTACACGAGTTTCGGCTTCGTCTTGACTCATAGCCGGTACTGTGATACAATATGGTGTACCCAGTCTATGACTGACATCATAGCGTATGGTTCCATTTAGGATCATATCGTTTTCATCACGCAACACAGTAAACTCCTGCAAGTTTTGAGCACGATAAATTGCTTGTTCTGCTATTTCTTTAACACTGTTCATTTAGAGTCCTCAGTTGGAAAAGGCCAATCGGTTGATAGAGTCAATGGTGTGGGTGCTACATTTTCTTCTATAATTTCATTATATGCTTCTTCGTTAACAAGGTCAATCTTTATAGGACCTAAAACGGCAACATGCTCATCTTCAATTTCCCAGTTGTGGTCGCCGTCATACAACCAAGCAGTACCGCAACGACCGTCTTCGTCTTCTTGTTCCCAACGCAAGATGGCTTCAATTTGTTCTTTTTCTTCTTCAGTGAAGCCGTCACTGAAGTTTACATACACAGCACACAAGTCATCCAATTCGCAACCCCAGCCAATGCCCGGCCGACAATGTACACGATCCATTTCCATATCCATCACAGGTTCGTCTAGTTCGCGGAATGCTTGCCCCCAACGCCATGTTTCCGTGACATCAAATCCACGGATGCTACCGTCGGGCATGCGTTCAAACACATCAACAAAATATTCCATTGACTTCTTTTCCAAGGGTGTAATGCGATATAGTTGTGCCATTTTACAGTATCTCGTCTTGAGTGTATTTAGACCAGTCAGTGAACGCTGAACGTTTTTGTAACGCATGCAGACTATGGCACCACACTCCAGGATTGGTGGCTTTGAAATCCTTGTCATCAATCTTGAGTGTGGCATTGTAACCAAACTGTTGTATGTAAGGTAGTTTGACACTGATCATTGGAATAAAGTTATGGTATTCGACCAACATACTTTCCAACAGGCCTTCTGCTTGATTGACGTCAATGTCCAGAGTGCAAAGACAGTCAGCATCCAAACACGGGCGAATCATACCTTCCCACGTTCTCCAACCTTCGCCGTCATTGGTGTCTAGCTTTGGAAAACTCTGGTTGGCTCCAAAATAAATATGTGTACATGAGTTGGCCAGTGCCATGTCCATCACAGTGTCGGCATCATGTACTCCCACCACAAACAAAGTTTTTTGTCCATACGCAGGAGAATGTTCAACTTCTGTGCCCACAAAGAAGTTTACTGTTTCGTGTCCAGGTCTATCCATTTTTATTCCTATGCGGTTTGAGTTTCCAGTGCATCCAACAAGGTTTCGTCAAATTCTTCTGCAACAATTTCTTCATCACCTACATCAAACAAATTGTTGTATTGAGTGTGTGCATTGGTAGTTTTTTTACCAGTGAATCCTCGGGTACCAATGATCTGATCCCAAAACTTTGTGTTGCTGTCAATGATAGCCAAACTCTTTGCTCGATCCTGTTGTTTAAAAATAGTGTCAACTAAGTCTCTAAAGTATACACGATCAAAGGTTTCTTGTACAAGCATTCCGGGCACTAATCCTTGATCATATCTCCGATTTGCCTCTTGTACTGCCCGAATATGGTGCCAAACATTGTGACCCATCATTAGAGCATAGGAAAAAGAGTCCCAAGAGGTCTTTCCTTCTTTGCCAATCTTGTTCAAATCACCGGGTTTGTAAATGCACACATCCTTGATCAGCATTCTAGAAGAGATTGGCGAATCTTCAAATATGTCGTGTATATGATCCTGTAGTACAGCATCACGGAATGTGCGAGTGTCTGTGGCATACTTTTTATTGTCTGCTGTGGGGCTCATCATGTAACTCCACTTGCCACGATCCTCAGTTCTCAATTGAGTATAGATTTGTCCATTGGCAGTGGCTAGGAACGGTGACGCACAGTCAAACGAAATAGTAAAATTGGCATTGTGATAGTGTCGTATAGCACGTTGCACATCAGTGAGCAAACAGGCCCACTCTAGTTTTGATGTGCCCAGGAAGTGCATCCAATCATGCACACCTTTCTCTAATAGCCCATCATGAATCAAGTGCACCAGGCGACGTAGCACCAGATGTACATCACACATGTTCTGTCCACCCATGCCCCAGCCATTGAAGTGACGATCTGGATATTTGTTAGGGTCTGAATAGTGTTTCATCAAGTCATACCAATGGTCAGCTTCGGCATGATTACCACCTTGCAGTACGTTTAGTATTTTGGTATCACCATAACGATTGGCAATCCAAAACTCGTTGTTGTATTGTGTGGCACTGACTGCATCTTCGTAGCTATGAATGCCCGATGCCTTGGCTGCCACTGGATCTCGAAACGTCCATGTGGGTATGTCCATGGTCATACCGTGTGTGGCAATGCCCATCTGCCATTTGAGAACTTTTTCTCTTTGCTGTTCAGATTTTTTATCTGTGGGATCTGCCCAACGTCCAGGCCATACACCCTTGGCAATCTGGAATCCACCTGAGTCTGCCAGCATGATGGTGTTGGGGTCTCTATTACGAACCATGTCTTCTTTGGCATCAAACTTGTTTAAATCCAAGTTGGCATGTCCTGCAGAGTACAGACTCCAGCGGTAAGGAAACAACGACTTGGTAGAATTCAACCAATTCATACCTTCCATGTCGCCAATGCCCGACGGAAGTCGTCCTGCGTCAAGTCCTACGTTGTGTCGTTCGCGACCAATGTATCCAGCGTAGAAACTGCTGATGGCTGGAAGAAACACAGCATAGTCGCTTTGTTGTGCTGTTAAATTGTCTTGTACTAGTTCTCGGTCCATTTATGATTCTTTGCTCGTGTTATCAATCTGTATCCACCGTTGTCTATGGGAGCCCATACAAAGAAATCATCATGTATTTCTTGAGTAGTTGGTGGTCTTTTGTCTTCAGTTTGTATGCTCCAGTCAGGAAAGATATGAAATCTATGGTTGGGTATTTCTACCAATTTGTCCACGCCCAACGGTCCGTAATGTATGCATTTTCCCCAGGCACTTCCAAGTATGATCCAATCCTGTATTTCTGGCCAATAATAATGTCCTTGATGTATGAATGTTTCTCTTCTACTTAGATGCACAGTGGTGTGGTCAAACAATTTTTCATGCACCAGCTGATTGCTACGACAACTTCCGGCACTTTTAATCAAATCAAGCATGACATTGTCATTGACCTGAGAACTGATGGTGTCGGCTGCCCAATGATAGTTCTTTAGTGTATTGTACACACTCTTGTCAGCATAGTCAATCACTAAATCGGTTGTGCAATTTACCACGCCAGCAATGGAATACTGAGACAACTGTGCAAGAGCATTTTCGTAAAATTCGTTGTTGACATTGTCTTGCCAAATGTCAATACAAAGTACCCCCCAATGGGGAGGTGCAGTGTATCTTACAACGTCTCTGATCACTTGGTCAGGGCTGGCAAAATGTATTCATATACAGCTATGCCAGAATCCACTGTAATCTTAGCGGCTCCATCATCACTGATGCGAACAGTTTTGTCCCCAGTTAGATTCATAATAGCAATAAACTGCGACACTGGCCACAACCATGAACGTGAAAGTTTACCTGTTGTGCCTGGGTGAAACACAAAGTTACCGGCATGAGTTGAATGATCACCAAAATAAAACTTGAGATCACCATTTTCAGTTTTGGCCATAAAGTTAGGTTCTTCAGCATTGGCCTGCGCCTGCATCTTGAGGCGTTGAATGGCAGCCACTGTGGGTTCAAATTCCACGTGCCATGTCAGCGGTTTCATCTTGGCAGTCTTGAGTTTGTCGTTGACAATTTCAGACACCATGAAACGATAATCATTTTTAAAGTCGCCAGTTTTGTTTTCAAAGTGCAATCCTACTGGCGAGTCAACTCCGTTGCGATTTTGACTAGTCACAGTAATCTGTGCATCTTCTTTGTATTCCTGTAGGTTCAGCAAGATTTTCAACTTGCTCAAGTTTGGCATGCCAAATGTGCCAATGAATTCTGCCACAGGGGTAGCAAACTTTGCCTGTAATACCACGCTTTTGTTTTCGGCCAAGCCGTCCACTGTGGTCTCTTTGTCTGTGCCTGTTACCTTGATCAAGTCAATGCAACCAAGGTCGTAACTGTGTTCTACTAAATCCAGTAAATAATCTCTCATCGTTTTCTCCATTTAAATGTTTTGTATTCTGCCCAATGCTTGCCCGCCACGCAAACTGGTTCTTGTTCCTGGTCTCTGTATCTCTAACCAACTCACGTTGTTTTCAAGATCAAAACTAGCGGCTACTTTAAATCCCATACGTTCGCACATGGCTTTGATTTCTCGGCCCGGTGTATAACAATAATAGGAATTCTCAAAATTGTCAACCCCAATTGGGTAATCGCAATTATTATAGGTAAAAATTGCCACACCCCCGGGTCTCAGCAAGTTAAAAATTTCTTCAAGATAGCGTTTTATAAGTTCCAGTGGCCTAAAGTTAAAAAAATCCACTGCTACCACAATACCAAACTGCATGGCCGGCAACTGATGCAGTATTCGCTTGTCTGTTTCGTTCACCGAATAATATCGTAACCGTTGTTGATACTCAGGTGTCCATTTTTGTTTGACATATTTAAACATGTCCCGGTGTGTGTCAACAAGGTACAATGGATCACATGCTACCAAACTATCAGTTATTTCTCCGTGGCATGGTCTTATTTCCAAGGCAGGCCATTTCCAACTAGAGTGCATGAGCACTCGACTATTGAAGAATTCTCGAGTGTCTTCTTGGTACAACAATTTTTTAAAATTGTGTCGATCCAGTACATAGTCAGCTGGATCATTGAGACCTTCTTGATAAATGGTTCGACTTTTTTCGTAGTAAGGAGATTCTATGCCAGTTACAAATTCTTGTAGACGTTGTTTGAATGTCACAAGATCTGTGTTGATTTCTTGCAATTTTTCGAGCACTAATTCTTTGTTGACATCAATCTTGTGTTTGAGATTGTCAAAATCTATGTTTTGAATATTCAGATCAGTGCTGACATGCGTGAGCAAGGTCTCGATTTCGTCATGTACATGGTTCACAGTCAGGCCGTCGACCATGTGCTTATAAGTGATCAGTCTACTGAGTTTCATTCGAAATCAAACAGTGATTGAAACGTGTTGGCAGTGTTGGTAGCTGATTTTAAGTCCCAAGACAGCACTCCCAGCAAGTTATCTATTTTTTGATCCACCACAGTGGCTTCCATTTCTGCATCATCAAACGGCAATTCCTTGAACCATTGAGGTAGATGCATTTCATCTGTGGGATACCCAATTGATGTCCATCCCAGTGCATTGGGCTTGAGTTTGCAAACAATGGTTTTCATGCCATCGACCACTTGCATGGAATAGTTGTCTGCGTTCATTCTTCGCAGATTGTTCCAGTTCAGTGCGGCTCGCACATGCCCGGGCATGTTGGCTTTGCCCTCTCGTTCTTCCTTCTTTTGATACGTGGTCAAGTTGTTGACACGCTTGGGACTACCTTTCTCCCAACCTGGCCTCTCTGTAAATTCGTACTTGAACTTTCTAATGATTTCAACAATTTCTTCTTTATCTGCACCATTGAGCACACGTTCCAGCAAGTTCCACAAAAAGTCTTGAATAACCTTGGGTGTATCTGAACGTTTGAGATCCAGGCCCATGGCCTTGATGGATCCTGTTTTGCCGTCAACGTCTTTGCGTTTGCCTTCTTTGTCATAGATGTTTACTGCGTAGCGTTTTTTGGTAATGAACAAACTGCGTCCAGCCACCAACTCTCGACCACCTTTGATAATCTCGCCCATTTCTCTAGGACAATGAAATGCTCGTTCCATGAATCCTGGAAAACTTTGATTGACCTGGTCAGCAATGCTGTCATACAGTTGAACACATATTTCTTTGGACCACTCCATGCGTCCTTCTTCTACTTCTTTCTTTAGTACTGGCCAGGCCGAAAAGTAAACAGAGTCTGTGTCACCGTAGATAATGGCATCGCCCACATGGTCATACTTGCCAGTGATGCATTCGTTGACAAATGCATCCATATGGAAAGCAATGGCTCGACCTGTGAGTGTGGTTGACTGTCCGATACGCTTGTCAAAGAATCTGCAACCAGGATTCAAAATAGCACCATACAAGCTGTTCAAGTTAATTTTCTTGACCAGTTGTCGCTTGTCCCAGAACTCCTGATCTTGCTTAGTAGTAGCTTCCTTCAAATTGGCCTGTAGTTCCTTGCGCTCTCTATACCATCGATCC